GGAGTTTCTCAGTCATGTCTGCAACGTGCTTCATTGCCGCTACAGCGACTTCATACGCTCTTGGGTGCCCTGACTCCTGAGCGACCTCTAAGGCACCTCTGACCGCCTCCTGACCCTGATCTATGAGAGTGTAGAGTTCTCCTCTAGTATACTCGTAGTCTTTTGTGCGATCGTCTTTATCGATCTTCTCTGGTTTTGGTTTGATTGGTTTGCTTTCCTCTACCTTTACTTCGATATCGAAAGCGTCTTCCATGTTATCTTCAAACTTGCTCATAAGATATTAAACCCGCTGTTGAATCCAAAGTCATCATCTGCAGTGACGATCAAATCATCATTAGCATCGACTTGACCATCTTGATTGAGATCTGTGGTTGCCTTCGGTGTGTATGTAAGTTCTGCAGCTCTTCTTCCAACTGCCTTTGTACCAAGAGTTTCGTAGATAGTTGCCTGTCTGATAATATCTGCTTTGTTGTATGGACCATAGAGATATGACTTAGCAGAGAATTGAAGGGTGTAAATAACCATCCTTCTATTCAAGAAACTATCATCCCATTCATCTTCAAGGTTTACAGAATTGAGAGTAATTGCTACATCTCTTTTCTCATCCATATCAGGAATCATCTTTAATGTAATATTGAATGATGGTTGGAAGTATGGAAGGATCTGTTCCAAAATCTGAAGACCAGTATCTTGATCTTTAGATAAAATACCAAGTTCAAAACTCAACGTATATGGAACAGGTACATACTGAACTCTCAGTTCATTACCATTATCTTCTATAACAGACTTATACTTTTGAATAGGACTTGTCTTTCTAGACTGATCATATGAGATACCAGTCATCTCGAAGTACATGCGAGGCATTGTGATCGCAACTTTCTGAGTCGTTTCGTTCTCAAAAAGACGATACAAAAACTTCTGCTTTGGTCCATATCCCAAAGCAACTTTTTCAGATTCAATAACTTCTCCGTTTGTAGGATCTTTTTTCTTGATCTCTATATTATTGAACAGCGTACCAAAACCGATAACTGTTCTACGAATAGTTTCGTTATAAAAATGATTGCCTAACATCAGAAGCTACCTGTAAAATTACCAAATTCACCGAATGGGTTGCCCTCAGTCCAATCAATAATCTCATCACCACCATCTTCAATGGTCTTGTTCTGATCGTATGCAGAATTGGGATTATCTATCGAACTAAATGAGCCTAATGTATATAGGGCATTAGAAACAGTGCCTCTAATCAAGTCACCGTCTAGGAAGTCACCAGTCTTATTGATCATCTCTAGTTCTAGAGTAGATCCATTCCATCCACCAACTTCTCCGATCACCCCACTAGCAAGGTCATACATCTGCGCTCTTGTACCACTAGTATTGGTGTTCTCATAAGCATTCAGCACATACCTGCTATTTGCAGAATCATAATAAAATTCTCCCTTTGTTGTAGTTGCTGTAGTGCCTTTATATGTGTAACGATACTTCAGTCTATTGTCCTCAAATGACCAGAAGAAATATTTTGCTTGGGTGGTTGTAGCGTAAATAGGATCAAAAGAAGCAGCGTGTTCGATATAAACAGTTCCTGATCCATCAGAAGACCAGATTCTATCTCCACCTCTGTCTAGGAAGTTACCAGCAACAATATATTCTCTAGCAACAAAGTCAGTCGCCAAGTCTGGAGCACCAAATGTGACTGTTGGTGCGGTTGTATATCCACTACCAAAGTTTGTAAATGTAACTGCATTTACAGATCCATTATCAATAGTACATGTAGCGGTTGCTTGAGTGCCCCCTGTGGGTGGTGCGTCAATTGTAATCGTTGGAGCAGATTTATATCCTGATCCACCTGAAGTTATTGAAATACCATTGAGGTTACCATTAGGATCAAGAGTGGATGTACCAGTTGCCGTTGTTCTTTGAATACTGAGATTTAGTGTTGTAGCAACAGCATTATCAAGTTCAATCTCATCAATTTCTTTAACACCAGTATCAAACTCATCACTACCCTGCTCGTAGATTTCAGCAGTAATTTCATAGTAGTATAATTTACCTAACTGATAGAATGGAGATTCTCTTTCTACGAATTTAATCTCGTAAGCATTCTCTGTTAGAGGATAGTAAATTAAGTCTCCTTCGTTTGGTCTGGTAGTTATATTCAAACTAAGAGCAGGAACCAGTGATTGTTCCCATCTTCTCTTTGATAAGACGAACTTAATTTCGTCAGTAATACGAACACCAAACTGACTGATGAATTCTGAAGGCGAACCAAATCCCTCTACGTTAATCAAAAGCATCTCAATCATGTATGCTTGATTAAACTCAGAGTGAACAACTTCTCCTAATGTCTTATCCCTCAATAGAGTTCTAGGAATATAATAGACATCAGTTCCAAACAACTTGATTTGTTCATCAACCAAGTCTTGTACTAGATTTTGTTCAGTGGAAATACCACCGTTTTGAGGAAAGTATACCTTTTTCATCCGATCATATCCAGAGGTGGTAATTCATATGTGCTGGAAGATGCATCCATCAACGCTTGAATCTCATTGAGAGCATCTTGATAGAGCTCTCTACCATTCATTGATACACCACCAGGGAGTTGAACTCCATTAAACTTGATTAGGTTTTGTCCCCACTGTCTCTTCAGTAGAGCAGTAGCATACTTTTTAACAAAAGGATCGTTATAAACCTTAGTAAAATCTTGGGGATCTAATGCTCTATAACATTCGATTAGAAGGTATTGATCTTCTGTAACTCTATCTGGATCGATATCAACATAAAGACGATCCTGTCTAATATTGAATCTAAAATCTACCAGAGCACCAGTGTTGATAATCATGTCGATAGTCTCAAAATGAGACTTAACCATGTAATAGTTCACCATATCAACACCACCAAATGCTAGACCAGTTCCCGATGTATATGAGAACAGATCCATTAGATAATATTGATTGTTTAGTCCGAACAAACTGTTACGAACAAATGCAGAACTGATACCAAATACTTTAGAAATACCAAATACATGATCAGGAATCTCAAGAAAATTATTTCTATTTTCCCATGTCGTAGCATCTGGAGCTGCTGTAGTTTCTGTCTCGTCAGAAGAAGTGAATCGTGTAACATCATCAGCAGTGAACTGATGCTTCAGATACATTCTTTCCGAACCATCATAGTGACGTTCTCTGTAATATTGAAGAGCGTCATCGATAGCATCATCAATTTGATCATCATCTAAGTTAATTTCAAGCACAGGAAATCCTAACTGCCTTAAGCAGTAGTCCCTTAAATCTGATCTACTGGATGGTTGAGCCACAAAAAAATACCCCTAGTCTCCTAGGGGTATTTATGATTAACAGTGTGTTTGGAAGATTATGCCTGAGATTCTGCCCAGGAGATCTTACCAGAGACTGTATATGGTGTGGTAGCATCAACACCCGAAGAGTCAACGATGTTCGCAACAATTGTTAGAACGTCAGGACCGTTGGGGAATACACCGTCACCACCTTGGATTGAGTTACCAAGGTCAATCAGTTTCGAGAGGTCTAGGGTTGTGGTTTCCGAACCACCACCTGTTCCACCTGCAGCGCGGAAGGTGAAGACCTTCAGACCACCAGAGACGGTATCACCCTTCTCGTGCGAGATGAGCTGTGATAGTGATGGTGAATCAACAGCATACCAGGAGTCGGAACTCAGAGCAGAGTTGAGTCGGAGTTCAACCTCAGTCTCAAACGTTGTCTGAATATCAATTGCATTCAGTTTCAACTGCATTCTGTTGATGATTTCTCTTTCACCAAGGATACCCTGGATAGAAGAGTCAACGGAAGGAGATAGGCGAATCGAGATGATGGGGATGTTAGTATCAATCTGGTTAACTTCACCAGCAGGAGCACCAGCAGAGAAGACTGTTGAAGCAGGAACTCTGTTGTTGTCTAGATCAGTTCTGATTGGTCTATATGTAAAGAGTTCAGTAGTACCCTCTACGTAGAGCATAGCAGCTCTCCACTCAGAACCAGATTGACGTGTGTTTCTGGAGGAAGAAACGGGACGACCATTAGCGAAGAATCCACCAAGGAAACCAGTCAACGTATCGTTATAGAGATATGTACCAGGCTGTGCATTTGCAGATGCAGCACTTGGGAATCTTAGAACGATGTAGTGGTTGTAAAGGTTGGAGTAGATTCTAATCGAGTCAGTGAATGACTGTTGGCTAGTAGTAATACTTGCAGCAGCTTGGTTGGTATACTTGAGTAGGTTACCTGCCGCAGTGAACAAGTACGCATCGTCATCCTGGAACATACCATCCATCATGACCGAAGTACCCCAGTGGAACAGTGCAGGCGTGTGCGTTGCGATTCCGAGGGATTCAATCTCATAACGTGCAGGTAGGTTACCTGAACGGAAGTAAGATTCGGTGAGGCGGTTGTTATGTCTGAATTCGTGGACGTACTTGACGTGTCCGTTCTGATCCTTAAATCCGAAGCGGATCTTACCAGCACCGTACCAGGAGTAATCCATGTACGCCATCTGGATCTTGGTTAGATCTAGGTTGTAACCAGTCTTACCAGTTCCGTCACACTTATCAATATTCCAGTTGGTTTGTGCAACCTTAGTATCAATTGTCTTGGAGATCAAGACGTTACTTGTGGTTGTACCTCTGTAGGAAGGCTGAATCTTGAGAACTGTGTCTGAAGTTACCTTAACTACCTTGTAGGTTTGACCACGAATGACGACCTTATCACCAAATCCAACCTGTGATGTGAACTTGGTATCAACACCAGTGACTTCGTTGCTGTTCTTAGTAACGCTAACTTCGCCAGTCATCTGCTGAGTAGAAGATCTTCTTACACAGTAGAGATCCTGACCATCGAATTCAAAGAAGAATCCATTCTGGAAGTCGAACATACCACAACGTACTGCTGCGTTGCTCCATTCCTTCATGTGATATCCGAGGAATCCTCTTGCGCTAGTTGCTTGAGGAATCAGAGTTCTCATATCAACCTGGAAGGTAAAGTCGTCAACGATGTTGATAACTTCCCATCCTCTTGATCCACTGTTGAACTCAGCATCTTCTGAGTCAGCAATAATGATTTCAGATCCAACGTTAATGTTATGTGGATACTTAGTTACAACTACGATTCTGTTCTTAGCACCATCTGTTGCATCAGAGATTTGAATTTCACCGCGCATTGCAGTTGGATTCTGTTCGGAGATATAGTAGTAAGTACCTGCAGGTACTCCTGCTGTATCCCAAGTTAATGTATTACCATTGGTTAGACCGTTGTTGGTAACACCGATGTCGTAGTTGTATGCATATGTTGAACCGAGTCCGCTGGTTGCTGTTTGAGAGACAATCCAGAGAGTATCAGTTGCTGTTGTGCTTGTTAGCTTCAGTTCATCACCTGCTTTGAGTGTGATTGTGAGGTTAGAACCAGTTGCGTCTCCAGTAAATTCCCAACCAGTGTTACCAGCTGCAGTAGCAACGCTATATTGCTCCTTGTTACCATATACATCACCAACAACCTGAGTGTAAGTCATTGACTTAGCAGTGATCTTCGGATTGAAGTTGATAGCAAGTGAGGTTTGGATGCCTTTACCTGACTGATAACGGAAATACTTACGTGTTTGACGACAGATTAGACCGTCTGGAGACTTGGATGAACCGATTTCCATACCACCATCAAATGGTCTGTGGAGGTAGTAACCATCAGGACGGGTGTAAACCAGAGTATCAATGAAGTATGTTGCAGCAGAGTCTGAGAAGGTAAATGCCTCATCAACTAGCATTTCATGGTCGTCCTTAATCGCGGTGATAGTACGCTCATGAATTGTAGCAGGTGAAGTATTGGTATCCATAACTCTGATCAAGTCACCAACCTTGAAGTAACGCTTGAAGATCGTATCAGCAACGTTAGTGATACCCTGAGAACCGATGATTCTTCTGGAATCTGCTTCGATAGTTAGTTCACCAGCACCCTTAACGCGACCAGATACGTTTGCGTGTGTAAACGTATGGTTCTCAGGAACACCAGTTGTAGAAGTAATATCGATGTAGTTTCCATCTAGAGCATCTTGTCTAGAAGTAGCGATCTGGAATTGATCATCATCAAGTTGGATTACGTAGTAATCTGTATTATCAACTAGACCGCCTAGGTTTCTACCACCGTTGTTGCTGTAGATGACCTTCTGACCAGTTACGAAGAAGTGGTTGACGATTGTGAATGTATCAGTTGAAACATTTAGTGCAGTTGAAGTATCGAAGAGTTTCTTGGTTGGGCGAATCTTGAATGGAACGTTGATTTCAAGAGTTTTCTCGTCAATGATGACTGTGTTCTTGAAACCACCGTCAGATACACCGAAGTCAGAAGATTGATCCTCGAATGCTTGCTGTCCTACACCTGTTCCAGTCAGTTGTTGTGATGGAACCGCTGCTTGGAATGAGATGTTAGTTAGGTTAGATCCAGTACCACCCCACTGGTTATCAACATCGATGTAGTTGCTATCGCTACCAGCACTAGTAAAGTTGACGTTCGTAATGATATACTTACCATTCTGAGTCAGAGTCTGTTGGTTAGCAATCAAATCAACTTCCATACCAACAACGAGGTCACTCGTAATTGATAGTCTGGAGATTCTGGTGTGGTTTGTTGTAGCACCAGCAGTTGTATTTGCAGATGCTCTACCAGTAAATGATACTGACTGAGAAGATCTTAGTGCAAATCTATCACCATTGATGATATCAACATAGAATGTACCACCGTTAGTCAAACCACCAACTGCCTGAGTTCCCTCATTGGTGTAGATGATCTTGTTATTCTCGGAGAGTTGGTGATCATCAACATAGATTGAGTTTGCTTTACCGTTATCGACTGTACCAGTGAAAGTAAAGTCTCCACGGAGTTGTAGGAATCTCAGAGGCTGGTTACCAACACCAGTCTTAATACGATATCTGTTATCATCAACAACTTCAACAAAGATGTTTGTACCATTGTTCAATGTTGCCATTGATTCAGTGTTCCATCCAGTGCTGTTGTTATAGATGATTCCTTCACCACTTTGAACGTTGAACGTTAGTTGATCATTAGTGGTCAACTGGTGGTTAGGTGAATAGATAGTATCTTTTTCAACAACGGTTGTTAGAGGCATCCAGAACAAGGATCCATTATAGTCATACTGCCAGTTTGAAACATCTCTTTCATAGTTACGGTTTCTCCAGTAATAGTTGTTACCGTAGCAACGAATTCTACCATCTGAAGGAGCTTCAAATACGTATGGGTTAGCATTATCTCCACGATAATCAGAATACATTGGAGCAATGTTTGAATCGCCCTGCGTACCATAAGGACCGTAGAAAGCACGACGTGCCATACGGTTCTTATCGTTGATCATTACGTCACCTCTATTCATTCTGATGCCTAGAGTGTGAGGTAGGATACAACCTCTGTTAGTTCTTCTATCAGACCAACCTTGGTTGTGGGAGTTAGCGCGACTACCACCGAAGTTATAACCAGTACCTTCAGTCACAATTGTATGTCTTGGATATCCCATACCTGGAACGTAGGTGTGGAATAGTAGTGAGTTCTCAATATTTTCAGGAGAACCAACTGAAGATCCAGTACCAGCAAGACCGAATGAGTTGTTACCATAAACATTCAAGTCATAACCAGAAGCTTCTGCGATATCAGATGCAGATCTGCTACCGTAGTATTGCTGACCTGCCCAGTTTCTAGCAGCCCAGTACATGGTGCGCCAGGACCAACGATATGTATCATCCTTCTCTTCTCTATAGATTCTATAGACAAGTGCAAGTCTGTGATCACCACACTCAAATGTACCACCACGGTTCATCTTTCTGATGTAGTGAGTACCAGGCTCTACAGATGTAATGTCTACAAAGACTTGAGGTGATGCATAGTAATCATCAAGGTTTGCACAAAGTTTGATCTTATTGCTTCCGTTCTTAACAGCAACGTACTTAGTACCAGTTGATAGACCACCATGAGGTGTTCTGACTGAACTGCTACCACCTTCGTAGTATAGAACTACATCACCAGAACGCAGTGCATTATAACCTGCTGCTGGTAGTTCTAGTTCATCTGTGGATGTATCTACAGATACGAGCTCTCTTTGAGTCTCTCTAGAAGTTCTACCAGCATCTTTTCTGGAGAACCATTCGGAGTGACCTAAGTTATGGGTACTAGTAGAGTCATCTCTGAGGTTTGACTTAGGCGAACCGATAACAAGTTCATCACCATTTGCAGAAATAGCAATTGAAGCACCAAACTCAGAATCTGAGTTAGAATATTCAGATAGGAACTTACCATTATCTTCATATGCAGTTCCGTTTTCATCTAGGCGGAACGCGAATGCAGCACCACAGTTGGTGTGTGTGCTATTTCTATTTGCCCAAGATCCACCGTTATTAACACCAAGGTCAGCAATATCGTAGTAGTTAGCACCGATGACTAGATGGTCACCATTGTAAGAAATTGCGATACCATCGCCCTGACCTACACCCTGAGTTACGTTATCACCATCAATTTCGTTTCCACCAAAGTGGATAGATGACTTGTTATGATCCCAGTTAGCAGTTCCATATGTTGGACATTCAATTGTCTGTCTGTAAGTATAGCTGGAAGTACCAGTGTCATACTTGTAGACATAAACTTGACCGAAGTCACTACCGTAAGAAGTATCCTTACGTGGTGCAGAAACAACAATAAATTCCTTATCCTTAGAGAATGCAATTGATTGACCGTAGTAGTCAGTAGAAGATGGTGCAGGTGAGTTGAGTCTTTGTGCCTGAGTCCAAACGTTACCGTTTCCTCTATCAAAGATGTAGACAGAACCAGAATTAGATTGGGACTGGTCATCTCTCATAGCACCAACGACGACTCTGTTGTAGTCACCAGACATACGTACAGGATGACCGAAGTAGTCACTACTACTCCAAGTGTTATCTGTTGGATAAATTCTTTCATAATCAAGGGTGTAGCTGCTTCCACTTCCACCAAACTTGTAGTGATTTGTCTGGAAGTTTGTATGCTGAACAACGACTGCAAGACCTGAGTCGGAACCGCCACCAGAACCACTGATGCTTCTGTTAGCGCGAGGCATACCGATGATCATCCACTCACCACTATCATCCATGTCTAGGGAGTTACCTAGGTACTGGTATGAATGGTTTTCACTGAAGTCATCACCTTCTCTTCTTTGTCTACCACTGAAGTCTCTATAAGTACCACCAAAACCAATCTCTAACGAGTTTGATGTTCTTGATGCACGGTCATAGATGTAGAATGAACCAGCGTCAGTAGTACCATTATCATTTCTTGGAGAACCGATGAGGAGACGAGTAGCATCTTCGTTCAAGCAAACTGCCTGACCAAAGTAGTCACTATCTGACCAGGAAGTGTATCCACTAATTCTTTGCTTGAATTCCCACTCTCCAGTCTTGGTATTAAGTTCGTAGATGTAAACCATACCACGGTTAGTACCACCACCAGAATCAGAGAATCTAGAACCAACAGCACAAGTCTTTCCGTCCTTAGAGATTGAGTGCGAACAACCATAGCGGTAATCTCCCTCATAGAAGTCATACTCGCTGCTTTGCTCGTACCTCATTGTGGTGAATGACCACTCACGTAGGAAGACAGGATAATCGTAGTCTTCCATCTTGTCGTATCTAATACCCGATGCATAGTATGCAGGGAAGTTACCAGCACGGTGGAACTTGATTGTATTAGAGTTTACAACTTGTACATAGTAAACCTGTCCTCTTTGAAGACCACCAATGGGTTTATCACCAGGCATTGGATAGTAGTACAATGCTGCACCGTTGTAGAGTTTATGCTCTTCATCAAATGTGATGGTGTTCTGAGTATAATCTACATCATCAGCACCGAAAGTAAGTTCATATGAACCCTTGTATCCTAGAAGTTGGTTACCAACTTGCTCTGGAGCGTTATATCCTAGGGTATTGGTGTTAGCATTTTCAATACCTCTGGTATCTGCTGAGTTGATGTTCAACTGCTGAACAGTATCAACAAAAGGTCTGCCGTCTGGAGCAGTTGCTGTTGGATCTAGAACTTCAACAACCTTAGGTGAAACTGTATTTACAATGTAGAAGTCAGTACCAGTTGAGAATCCATTCTCATGATCGGTCATCATGTAGACCTTAGAGACTGTGGAGTTATCGAAGAAGATGTTACCCTTCATCGACAAACCGTGAGTCTGACAGTAATAAGTTAGATACTTAGGTGTTTTTGGATCAACAAAGATTCTGGTGTATGATAGTGCAGTACCAGGAGCTGCGCCAGTGTAGTATACTTGTGTTGTATACTCAGTGAGTCCTTCCTTGTTCAACCATAGACCACCTTCATTAACGTGATCTGGGTCGAATGCAAGAGATGTATTTTCTTCATCAACACCGAAGTAGAGGTATCTATCACCAGTACCAGTTGTTGCATCAGTGTTGGTAAATGTTCCAACAAAGTTGATGTCTGTATCAACTCCATAGATGTCGTACTGCAACCAGTGAGTACCATCATAAGATGTGATAACGACACCATCATCACCAACTGCAACGTAACGATGCTCATCATAGATAACTTGATTTAGAGCAGTAGTGGCGGTTGGAATATTAGCAACAGGAACTCTTGTCCAGGAATCAGGTTGATCAGCCAAGAAGATTGTGGGATCAGATCCATCTTCTTCACCAACAATGATGTATTGCTGCTCTAGAGTTTGATCATAATCAATGGAGTTTAGAGTGACGTTTGTTCCAACGTTATCAACTTCCCAGGTAGTTCCTAGATCGGGTGACCAGCAAACAACACCATTAGTACCAATTAGAGTGATCTTAGATCCAAGAATGTTGATATCTTTGAATGTTGCAGTAGTTGAGTTTGAACCGTTTCCGAGAGTTGCAACTTCAAGAATTGCGTCTCCGTTACCACCACTAACTCTGACTCTATCTCCTACTGCGTAGTCCTTACCAGCAGTTGTGATTGTAACATCAGAAATAACACCACCAACAACAGTAACAGTTGCTAGAGCACCAGTACCATCACCAGTAATTGTGGTTAGAGGAATATTTGTTCCTGCGTTATATGCAGAACCACCAGTAACAATAGTATCAGTTGCGAATCCAGAAGCAGTTGTAATGGATGTCTTATCAAGGAGTTGAGTCCAAGTAGCAAACGTAGTACCGTCTGTAGTGCTGTGTAGATTGTCTGGGGTTAGGAAATAATAAGTAGAGTTTGTATCGAGATAAACAAGTTTAATTAGATCTTCGTTTGGAATATTAGCATCGGTTTTTTCTGTCCATGCTGTACCACCAGAAGAAACGAAGATAGCACCATTTGTACCAGCACCGTTTGTATTACCGACGAGAACAAACTGGTTATCAGCACCAACCCAAGTGATATCGTTCGGTTGTACAGTTCCAGTTGCACCGAACTGAATCTGGTTAGATGGGATATTTGCCCAACCTGCTTTAGTTGCCTCGAAGTATACTGAGGTTGTATTAGCACCAGAGTGCTGTAGGATGTTGAATGCATATCCACTCCAGTAAACTTCGGTTGTTGTAACACCAGTTCCTGTCGAGAATGCAATCCAAGTATCTCCATTATCTTCGGAATATGCACCGTCACCTTGGGTGTCGATGATTACATATAATCCATATGAAGAATATGCTAGATCTGTAGTTGTAGCATATGCAACACCAACCAAGGTGTTGGAAAGACCTGTTGATTTGGTCGAGAATGTTGATCCATCTGAGGAAACCACTGCTGTACCAGAAGCACCAACGATCAAGAATTGATCTGCTTCATCATCCCAGATGAGGTCTTGTAGATTGTTTGATGTTCCGACTGCACCCTGAAGTGTCCAAGTTGTTGCTTCGGGTGAAGTATATACAGCACCAGTTGCACCAACAGCCATCCATTGTGTACCAGACCACTCAACTTTCTCTAGGTTTTGAGTTCCTGAGGTAGTTCTTAGTGTCCAGTTATCACCACCGTCTGTGGATGTTCTGATAACTCCACCAGCACCAACAATAACAAGTACAGCAGAGTTAGATTTTACACCCTTATAGTTAACTGTCGAGACAGAACCAGCAACTTGTGTCCAGGTAACACCATCAGAAGAACGAAGAACTGTTCCAGAATCACCAACAACAGTGATGAAACCACCGTCCCAATCAATATCGTGGAGATTGTTTGATGTTCCTGAAGTCTGCTCTGTCCAGTTGAGGTTATCTGGTGAAGTTGCAATTACACCACCTTCACCAACACGAACCTGAAGACCTAGAGTTTCGATGTATAGACCTCTTCTGAAAAACTCACCTGCAGTTTGAGTAAGTCCTTCATATTGAACTTCATGCCATCTAGTACCACATGCATCAATGTCTGTTGATGATGTATAGATGAAACCATTGTTTGAAGCGGAAACGTTTGTTGTGGTTCCGTTTGTGGCGAAAGTAGTTAGTGTACCAGAAGTAGCATAAGATCCACTATCAAATTGCTTGGTTGTTGCTGTTGGGAACTTATCAATTCTAGCAAACTTGATTCTGTGGTTTGTGTTTGAACTATCGTCTTGTGTAAAGTAGAAAATACCATTCTTAACAATGTTCAAATCAGGAGATTGTACTTCATCAATGTAGAATCCACCACCAGCACCTGCAGGAGCTGTTACGATGTAGTTTCTTGAATCGGAAAGTAGACCATCATACTTGTCTAGAACAAGTTGTGAGTTGGAATAGAACTGACCAGGAATAACAGATGAATATGCACCAGAAAGATCACCCGTTGCAGGTTGAGAACCACGACAACGATATGTAAATGTTGTTTCAGTTGGAATAGACTGAATTAGATATGAACCTTCAGCGGTGAAACTAGAAAGACCGCGAACGTCAATTGGAGTACCAGCAACTAGACCATGCTCATACTTAGTGGTAACAGTGATAACATCACTTCCCTGGTTAGCAAAAATGGAGATAATACCAGCAATGGTAGTATCTGAAGTGTTTGAGAACGCAGAGGGAATGTTGTTAACCAACTGAAGTGTTTCCCACTTAGATGCTTGGGGACCATATTCAAAGTCGGTATCAACGAGGTTCTCAGGAGCTGAGATACGAATCTTCGATACTGGGTCAACGAAGGTTTCGCTTGGTTCAAATACAACCTCTTCTTTTTCAATAAAGATCTGAAGGTTGTCTGTTGCCGACATTGCTGTCGTATCATGCTCCAGAGTAATTACAGTATGCTCTGTAGTGGAGTCATATACTACGCTGGTTGCACCCTTTGCTTCATCAGCGAAGTTATACAGAATAATATTATCTGTAACGTTGGTGATAAGCAGTAGTTTTTTCAAACTAACGTTATCATAAATTTTGATCTGGCGATTAGCTGGATCAAAAATGTAATTATAGACTAGTTTCTTTGCCATTTTGGTACTCTACTTTCTGTTGAATGATGTTTGTTTAACGAAATATAAATTAGAAGCCTACTGCAATCATTGTTGCAATTGCTTTCGTTAACTCTGTGTTCACGTAATCCTTACGTGCGACTGGAATGCCGCCCGCAGTTGCCCCATCGTGGAGCACCAACTCATTTAATGTAGTATCTACCGTAAGTTCAGCAACGGCACCAGTAAATGATGCGTGCTCAGCAGTTGTGCCTCTACGTAGCTGTACCTGGGTAGTCATATTTCGATGCCTAGAGTTTTTCTAGATTTATTTATAACGCGGAGTTTTTAAATGATGGTGACAAACGTATGTGGAGGCTGGAATATTCTGAGTTCTGTAACGGCATCTCCAGAAATCGTGACTTGACCTGATGCACTGAATCCTCCAGGAATGAACTCTTCCGTTCCTCCGCCCGTAAATGTGAAGAGAACAGTATTTTCGTAATCGACTGTTGCACTTTCTCCAGTTCCACTTGCAGTGAATAGAGATCCAGATCCACGATATCCAAACGTGAGTTTGATATCTGTTGCTTCTCCAGATATCGTTGTGGTTCCAGTAAATTCTTCGTCGTTCGTCTTGCTTTCTGTTGCAGATCCAGAGAATCCACCGAACGAACCAGATCCGACATATGTTGGTCTGACGAATGCTTCTGCAGCGTTGCCGCTGAGAGTAATTGATCCAGAACCAGTGTAATGAATAATAAGTTTGATTCCAGCGGTTCCAGAAATCTGGAATAGACCAATCGATGGATAATTGGTTGCTTTGCTTTCGGAAGCACCACCGATTGCGAATAGGGAACCAGAACCAACATAATCTCTCGCTCTTGGAGTTTCTGCTGCACCAGAAATCGTGAAGAGACCAGTAGCATCTTCGGAGACAGTAGCAGATTCTGCTGCTCCAGAGAATCCAAACAGAGTTCCAGATCCAACATAAGCGCGTGAACGATCTGTATCTGCTGCACCAGAAAGACTGAATAGACCAGTAGATTCTTCTGCGACCGTTGCAGATTCTGCTGCACCACCAACTGTGAATAGGGATCCAGATCCGATGTAATCGTTTGTTCTGGATTCTGCTGCTGTTCCAGAGAAGTTGAATAGAACTGTAGATTCTGGTGGGTTGCTGGTTTTGCTTTCCGCTGCACCACCTGTAGAGAACAGAGAACCAGATCCAACATAATCTCTGGATCTGTCTGTATCTGCTGTTCCAGAGATGGAGAATAGACCACTGAATTCTGGAAGATCGACGACCTTCGCATATAGAGTTCCCTGACGAGCAGAGAATTTGATAATCGTACCACTTCCAACCCAGTCTCTTGCTCTTGGAGTTTCGGCTGCGCCGCTGAGCGTAAAGACTCCAGATCCAGTGTAATGATCGAGTTGTCTCTCGACCGCTGCACCAGATAGAGTGATAGTACCAGAAGCAACTTCGCTGAAGGTAAGTTTCTGATCTCCCGCAGTTCCAGAGAATGTGTAAAGAACAATGTTCTCTGGTGGATTTGAAGTTTTGCTTTCTGCAACTCCACTTGCAGCAAACAGAGTTCCAGAACCAACGTAATCGTCTGTTTGTCTTTCGACTGCAGATCCAGAGAACGTTGCCGTACCACTACCTGTCCATCCTCTGTTGAATCTAACGTTGGTTGCTTGACCAGATAGAACAATTGTTCCACCAGCACTGACTTCATCGAACGTTGCAGACTCTGCTGCTGTTCCAGAGAAGGAGAATAGAACTGTATTTTCTGGTGGGTTGCTGGTCTTGCTTTCTGCAGCTCCGCTGGTAGCGAATAGAGATCCTGTACCAACGTAATCGTCTGTTTGTCTTTCGACTGCAGATCCAGAAAGTGTGATTCCGCCAGTTCCCTGATGACCATAAGACAGTTTGATGTCTGTAGCCTGACCAGATAGAGTTGTCGATCCAGTTCCAACGTAATCGTCGGTTTGCTTCTCGACCCCAGCACCAGAGAAGAATGCAGATCCAGAACCAGGCGGAATGAATGGGACAATCGCTTCGTTTGCAGATCCAAGAATCGAGAAGAGACCAACACTTTCGTAATCGACAGCAGCAGCTTCTGCTGCTCCACCAGTTGTAAATAGATTACCGAATGTTTCAAAGTCAATGATGAGTTTGATTCCAGCAATTCCAGACAGAGTTGCTGAACCAGTTCCAACGTAATCGTCGGTTTGCTTCTCAATTCCTGCGCCAGAGAATGTTGAGGTTCCAGATGCGTTGTAATTGCCCTCACCGAACGATTCTCCGACAACGCCAGAAGCTGCGAATAGAACTGTAGACTCTGGTTTGTTGGTGGTCTTGCTTTCTGCAGCTCCACCTGCGGAGAATAGAGATCCTCCACCTGTGATAATAATAATGAGTTTGATTCCAGCAACACCAGAAATCGTTGCCGTACCAGATCCAGTGTAATGATCGAGTTGTCTCTCGACCGCTGCACCAGAGAGTGTAATAGAACCAGAACCTGTATAGTTGCCCTTTGTGAAAGACTCGTCCTTGGTTCCAGATAGGGTAATCGAACCAGATCCAACTTCTGTAGCTGGTGTAAAGGATTCCCCAACAGTTCCACTGATTGTAATTCCACCAGAACCATAGTAATGGAGGGTAACCTTGAGACCAAGTTGACCAGAAATACTGATGGTTCCAGAACCTTGGAACGCCTGAGTTCTGATGATTGGTTCTGCAGTACCAGCAAATGTGTAGAGAATTGTATTCTCTGGTGGGTTGCTGGTCTTGCTTTCTGCTGCACCACTTGCGCTGAATAGAGATCCAGATCCTGTCTCCGCTGCTGGTGCAAATGCTTCTTGAGCGGACGCAATACCAGTAACTTGGAATACTCCAGAACCAGTGTAATGATCGAGTTGTCTTTCGACCGCTGTACCAGAAATGGTAGTTTGACCAGAACCTTGGAACGCACGAGTTCTGATGATTGGTTCTGCAGTACCAGAGAAGGTATAAAGACCAGTAAATTCTTCGTCGCTGGTCTTGCTCTCTGCTGCACCACCGATTGCAAACAGAGTTCCAGAACCAACATAGTCTCTCGCTCTTGGAGTTTCTGCTGCACCACTGATAGTGATTGTTCCACCACCAAAGTATTTGAGGGTGATAACTGGTGGATCTCCACTTCCGCCAATATCGAATAGAACGGTGGACTCTGGTTTGTTGGTAGTCTTGCTTTCTGCAGCTCCGCCTGCAGAGAATAGAGATCCAGAACCATCGTATGCACGAGTACGATCTGTACCTGCAGAAGCAATTCCAAGGTAGATAACTCCAGACGCATCTGCTTCCACAGCAAATGCTTCTTGCATTGGTACAAGAATATTGCTGAGAATGGTGAAGTTACCAAACGCAGCATATGGAGCACGAATAAAGTTCGCTGCACCAGTACCATTAACAGCACCACTGATTGTGATGGTTCCAAATGGATCACCAAATCCTGGATATTCGTAAACGTGACCGTAATCAATTTCAGCAGTAGTTGGATCTGCTACCTGACCGTAATCTTCTGTGGTTGATGGTGCAGAAGCAATAGCTCCATAATCTTCTGTGTTGTATGGAAGAACGGAGCTCTGATTGTATGCCTTGGTAACTGCTTCGCCAACAATTCCACTTGAGAACAGAGCACCTGTTGCTGCATATGGGAAGTTGCGGTATGCAACCTGACCAGCAGTACCAGATAGTGTGATAGTACCAGATGCATTCCAGTTGGGAATGAATTGCTCGAATGCGCGAGTTCCACTGAACTGGAATAGAACTGTAGACTCGGATCCTCGGAATGGTTGGAAGAAGGTGTCTGCAGAACCACTGATCTGGAATAGACCGAATGGATCGAGAGATTGAGTAACGGTGATGAGACCGAAATCTTCGATATCGGAGTGCGCTGTCGTAACAGTTCCGTAGTCTGTCGTGGTAGTTGGAGTACCAGACAGAGCACCATAATCTGCTGTTGTAAACGTAGCAGTAGAGGAGATGTTGTAATGCTTGGTAACTGCTTCTCCAACAATACCGTTGGTAAACAGACCACCAGTTGTAATCTGTAGAAGACTGAAGTTGTATCCATCTCCACCACTGAATCCGAACAGACCAGTACCAACCCAATTGGGGATGAATTGCTGTTCTGCAGATCCACTAAGAACAACAGTACCAGAACCATTGTGAGCATTTTCTGCAATAAAGTCTTCAGTGACCGTACCACTGAGGGTGATAGTTCCACTAGCAGCTCTGACTGTAGACGTGTAGATAACAAGTCCACGATCATCATATTCAGTAACAAGACCCGAAAGTTGACCGTTGTCTTCGTTTGTAGCGGTATTGGTGATAAGACCAAGATCTTCGCTGCTGAACGTAGTAACAGTATCTTCGTTGTAGTCGTATACTCTTCTCTCTTCCGACTCGATATCGATCGTGAGGAAAGCATTTGCAGGCTGACTGAACGAGAAGTTTGGTATTGTTCCAATACCATTGAAGGTAAAGAGAACCGTATTCTCTGGTGGATTTGACGTGAGAGAGTTTGCTTCTCCGCCCGCAGTAAATAGAGATCCAGAACCAACATAAGATGGTTTTCTTAGACCTGCTGTAATACCAGCGCCACCAATCTGGAACAATCCGAATGGTGTATTGCTCTGACCCTGAGTTGATAGACCTCCATAATTGAGGTTGATTGATGTACCAGGATCGGTAACAAGTTCGTAATCTTCTGTAGAAGTTGGAGTTCCTGTAATAGAACCGTAGTCTTCTGCGCTGTATACATCGATAGAAGATAGATTGTAATCGAATGCAACTGCCTCTGCAGCTCCACCGATTGCGAACAATCCACCAGTTGTGATCTGTAGAAGACTGAAGTTATAAGAATCTCCACCAGAAGTAGAGATAGTACCAGATCCATTCCAGTTAGGAATAAACGCATCGGACGCTTGACCAGTGACCGCGAAGAGACCAGTACCAATCTGACCAAATTCTGGTTTGTATTCAACTGTTGTGGTGGAACTAATTGTAATGGTTCCAAACGGAGTTCCGTTGTATTGTCCGAATACAACCGAACCATTATCAACTTCTCCACCAGTAAGGACAGAATCGATAGATCCGTTATCCTCAGTAGAAGTTGCGTTTGTAGCAACTGAACCATTATCAACAGAAGTAAATACTGCAATCGATGACTGGTTGTAGTCGTAAACGATTGCTTCTGCAGCTCCGCCGACAGTGAACAGAGTTCCTGTAGAGATATTGCGGAGAATTGCTTTTTGGACTGCGGATCCAGAGAAACTGAATAGTCCTGTAGTTGGATAACCGAGAGAGAACGCTTCTGCCGCACCACGGAATGCAAATGCAGTTCCACTTCCACTGTAAGATGGTTTTCTGAGACCCGCAGTAACAGCAGCGCCACCAATCTGGAACAGTCCAAATGGTTCGTTAGTCTGACCCTGAGTAATAACATTACCAAAGTCAAGATTGATTGAAGTGCCAGGATCGGTTACTGATCCATAATCATCAGTTGTTGTTGCTGTGGTAGCAATAGATCCATAATCTTCTGTGCTGTAAACATCAACAGAAGAGATGTTATAATGCTTGGTGATTGCTTCTCCAGCAATACCATTGGTAAATAGTCTTCCGATTCCAGGTTGTAGGAGACTAAAGTTGTAGTTGTCTCCACCAGAAGTATTGATAATACCAGATCCATTCCAATTGGGTAGGAACGAATTGATACTTTGACCAGTGATCGCAAACAGACCTGTACCAATCTGTGCAAACTCTGGTTTGTATTCGTATCCAGCACCACTTCCGAGATTAATGGAACCGAAGGGAATACCAGTAACAGCATTGAATACAACAGATCCGTTATCAACCTCTCCACCAGTGAGAACTGAGGTAATCGCACCATTGTCTTCTGATGTTGTTGCAGTTGCAGATACCAGACCGTTGTCTGTAGAACTGAAGGAAGCAATCGAAGATTGATTGTAATCAAATACAACTTTCTCTGCTGCTCCGCCAACGGTGAATAGAGTTCCTGTAGAGATGTTGCGGAGAACTGCGGTCTTGACTGCAGTTCCAGAGAAGCTGAATAGTCCAGTTGAGGTATATCCCAACTGGAATGTTTCTGCAGCGCCACTCGCAGTAAATAGAGATCCAGAACCAACTTCGATACCACGTAGAATCTTCGCTGTCTGTGCAGAACCAGAAATTCTGAATAGACCGAATGGTTCGTTAGTTTGACCCTGAGTAAAGATATTACCAAAGTCGAGGTTAATAGAAGTACCAGGATCTGTTACGCTCTGATAATCCTCTGTTGAAGTTGCAACTGAGGTAATACTTCCATAATCCTCTGTGCTGTAAATATCACTAGAGGAAATATTGTAATGCTTGGTAATCGCTTCTCCTGCGATACCATTTGTAAATAGTCTACCAATACCAGGCTGAAGAAGACTGAAGTTGTAACTGTCTCCACCTGAAGTGGTAATAACACCAGATCCGTTCCAGTTGGGGAAGAAGGAGTCTCTACCTTGACCTGTAATTGCGAAGAGACCAGTACCAATCTGTGCAAACTCAGGTTTAAACTCATCAACAACAGAACCACTAATAGTGATTCCACCAAAGGAGTTACCGTTATACTGACCGAAGACGACATATCCATTATCAACTTCTCCACCAGTAAGAGGTGCAGTAATCGATCCATTATCTTGAGTTGCTGTTGCTGTAGTAGCAACAAATCCATTATCTTCTGTACTCCAAATTGTACTGGAAGAAAGATTATAATCGAATGTAACTTTCTCTGCTGCTCCACCAACGGTGAACAGAGTTCCTGTGGAGATGTTGCGGAGAATTGCTTTTTGGACTGCAGAACCTGAAATCGCAAACAGACCTGTTGTGTTCCAGTTCGGAGCAAACTGTTTGCCTGCATCGCCACTGAGAGTAATACCACCAGATCCAACAACAATTGGACTGATAATTCCTGCGGTTTCTGCAGCACCAGTAATTCGGAACAGACCGAATGGAACATTTGTTTGATTTCCGTAGAAGATTGTTCCATAATCTTCTGCTTCTATAGCAATTTCAGTTACAAACTCATAATCAATTGTAGAAGGAACTCCTGCGTTAATTGTAAGTTGCTTCAGACCATAATGGTCATACTGACTGGTAGTAGAGGTAGAACCATTGTTACTGATTCTGAATCTAGTACCAACTGCTCTTGCAGCTGCAGGAAGAACAACGTTCTTAACTACTGTAGAGTTAACACCATCAGTAGAGTTTTCTGCAATAATAATTCCAATAAGAACATATCCACCCGCAGAAGGTTCATAATACTCAAGAACTAGATCTTCGCCAGAGTCTGGTTCCTCACCACCATTCTGGTCATTACCACGAATAACTTCAAAGTCAAAGGATTCCCAGGTTGTTGAATCTACAAGTTTAGTTTCTAGACTTCTGAACGATCCAACAGATCCAGATGGATCTTGACCAAATCTCAGATGTTCGCCAATATTAAATCCACCAGTCTCACCAATTCCAGTTCCACCAGATGAAAGAACTACCTTGTTATATGTTGATGTATCAAAGATTGTAGTATCATTTGCTGGAACATTAATCTGAGTAATTCCAGTTGATAGTGGTCCAGTAATTGATCCGTAATCATCTGCAGTGAAACTGTCGATGGAAGACAAGTTGTAGGAACTTGTAATCGCTTCTCCAGCAATGCCGTTCGCAAACAGAGCACCTGTTCCTGGGTTTGATAGGGAGAAGTTTGTAACGGCGTCTCCAGTTGCAGTAAATGTACCAAACGCATTCCATGTTGGGAAGAACGAGTTCGGAGCAAAACCAGTGATCGCAAATAGACCTGTACCGATCTGTGCAAACTCTGGAACAAAGTCTTCTTGTACTGCACCAGTAAATGAATATGTTCCAGTTGCACCGCGTGCGTCCTGTGTGGTTCCTAAGACACCAAAATCATATCTGGTATCATCAATACCAGTTGTAACAGTTCCAAAGTCATCGGAATAATTAACTAGACTATCGACATTTCCATCGACATCTGTAATTGTATTGTTGGTTGATGCAGCACTTTGTAGAGAACCAAAATCACTTTCAGTGAATAGATCAATATAAGTATTGTTCCAATCCCAGGTGACTTGTTCGTGTACAGAACCAGTTCTGAAGAATCCTCCTGGTCTGATGGTGATTGTATAGTCCCCAATAAATCCAAGACTGAAGTTGGGGACAGCACTTCCAGATAGAGAAATTGAACCAGATCCAATATATCCAGGAATGAATCTGTTCTCACCACCAGTGATGGAGAATAGAAGACCACCACCAACAGCAGTGAAGAACTGCTGTCTTGGATTCGCAGTAACAGCAGATCCACCAACGACGATATTTGCGGTAGCAGCAACATCTGTCTGAGACCTTGAAACAGATCCAAGATCTGAGAGTGCTGCATTATCTGTAACAAGACCTTGATCTTCTGTCGATGTAGTAGATGCAGAAACAAGTCCTCTGTCTTCTGTAGAGAATACGTCGATTGTTGAATCGTTGTAATCCTTTGTTGCTTTTTCGGTGGAGTCTTCTCCAAAAGACAGAGAACCAAATCCTTGGAACGCTCTTGGATTGGAGTGAGCAACGTCTCCACCTGTGATCGCAAATAGACCAGTTCCAACCCAAGGTCCAGGAACAAAAGCAAAGTTTGTAGCAGCACCAGAGAATGTAGACGATCCATCCCCTGTGTAAACGAACGTTCTGAGAGGAGCAGCAGCGCCTGTACCAGTAATTGTGATCGTTCCGAATGGATCTCCTAGGAATACAACCTGACCATTGTCTACGGAGACAGAATCAGTAGATACAGATCCTAGATCTTCTGAAGTTGTAACTGCAGAAGTGATGAGTCCTCTGTCTTCAGTAGAGAATGTAACACTAATGCTGTCGTTATATACAACAGTATGACTATTTGCCTCTCCACCTGATGTAAACAGAGATCCAGCAGACTCATATTCTCTGAATACTCTAGAAGTAGAAGATCCACTAATGGAGAATAGTCCAGTAGATACCCAGTTGGGAACGAATGCATTCGCTTCACCGCCGATTGCGAATAGAGATCCAGATCCAGTCCATTCTGGTTTGATGAGGAACTCAACTGAAGCAGATCCAGATAATGTATATCCTCCAGAAGTTGAGAATACATTTCCTGTGTATTGAATCTGTCCGAAGTCTGTGTATGCAGGATCTTCGGTTTGAGTTACAGATCCATAGTCTGCTGTTGATGTAGCAGATGCAGTAACTGCGCCATAATCTTCAGATGAGAAGACAACAACGTTATCTTCATCATAATCTCTAGTTACAGAGTCATCTCCTCCAGAGAATCCAAATAGAGATCCTGTAGAAACATTTCTGAATGCAGTTCTATGATCAGCACCACCTTCAATGTAGATGGGACCTTGAAGTCTGAAGTCATTTTGTGATGATGTTCCACCACTAATGGTGAATCCTCCTGCTGGTATCAGTGAAGCTGGGAAACCAAAACCTGCAGGGAATTCTGGTCCTTGCTCCCAATGCTCAATCTTCTGGATAGCGTAATCACCATTACCCTGATGGTAAATTGTGAGGTTTATGTAAGTACCAACTTGAGCATTACCAGTAATACTGATTTTCTTTACATTATCAAAAGCAGTATCACCAACGGTAACTAGAGTTGTAGCTGCTCCTAATCCAACATGAACTTGTAAATCTGCAGTTGGAGTTCTTCCACCATTACTATTATTACCTGCAATTACATAGAATGTAATCTCTGGTATACGGAAGAATTCAGTTCTGAAAGTTACAGTTGTAGCACCAGGGAGAGTATCGCCACGAAGGAGGATATGTTCTCCAATATTGAATCCACCTACAGATCCTATTCCAGTACCACCAGTCTGGTATGAAGCACCATTGTAATAGGAAGTATTTGGATTATTATCAATGTCGGAGGGAGTATATTCGACAAGATAATGACTATCAGGATATATCCAAGTCTTCTGTTCTATTCCTCCACCAACAGAGAAGAGATTTCCAGATCCTTCGTATCTTACAGGAATACGAACATTTGCAGATCCAGAGAATCCTCCATAGGATCCACTTCCTACATAACCAGACTCAGTAAATGACTCTGATGCGGATCCAGTAATACTGATGTTTCCTTGATATGGAACTGCGAATACATCAGATACTGTTCCGTAGTCTTCTGATCCTGTGCTGTAATTTGTAATCTGTCCATAATCGACAGAAGACCCTCCAACGGAGACTGATCCAAAGTCTTCCGTCGAAAGGGTCGTTGCGTCCTCGATAGTGTAGGTTGTGCCGAAAGCTTCGTCTGCACTACCAGATGTATTGAATAGGGTAATACCCTGTAATGGATCTGCTCCCAAATATGGAGCAGCAATTCTTTCTAGTCCTCCTCCGATCTCGAACAGAGATCCACTACCAATCCATGCATGAATAAAGAAGGTGCTAGCTTCTTGGAAGATATATCTGAATCTTCCAGATCCAGAGAATCTATGAACAAATTGTTTTACTGTACTTGCAGATCCGCCAATGGTCGCTGTTCCAAACGGCGTTACATCTCCAACGTACTGAACTTCGTAATAATTTTCTTCTTGAGTATGAGCAGCAGAAATAGATCCGTAATCTTCCGTTGTTGGAGTCGATGTGATCGATCCAAGGTCTTCGGTAGAAAACAGATTAACAGTTGACGAATTGTAGATGTAAGTTACGCTCATACTCTATATGTATGCATCTACAGCACAAAGGGGGGTCTTTCAACCCCCCTCCCATCATAAAGTATTGAGAATGATCTCGATAATATCAGTCGAGGCTGATGTTCAAGGTTACCTTGATTTGGTCACCGTTGTTCTGAATGGGGTATGGACCATTGGTGAATCTTTCAGCGAACATGATGCTGCTGTAAAGAGTTAGTGAACCAGTACCATCTAGAGCAGGTGTAGTTGTGAATGTGGTTGCTGAAGGAATTGTATGGATTACATATGTTCCAGCAGTTGTGGTTGTGTTACCAGTACCACGCTCAATGTAGATAACATCACCTGGCTGAAGACCGTGGTTGTTAGCACCAGTAGCAACCTGCGAGTAGTCTAGAGTGATATCGAAGTCGGTTTGTGCTTCAATGTTAGCAACTAGAGCATTTGATAGGTAGATCTTACGAGTTGCACGATCAATACCTTGAACCTTAGTACCAGCAGGAACACCAGCGTTACCACCAACAACCATTCCGTTAGTAACGTTATCCATTACGTTAGCAACGTTTGGAAGGGTGATGAAGTCACTTCCGATAACACCGATACAAGGATCAGCAAGAGTACCTTTGGTAATTTGAGTAGCACCAGATGCAGTAGCAGCGTCAGCAACACCTTGAACTGCCTCAGGCATGTTATTTGCTCTTACAATGTAGTAACCATATACGTTACCAGCAGGTCCAGAGAATGTGAATGTTTCTTCTGGGTATGAAGCGGTTGTAGTACCACCAGCTGTGCTGATGGTCCATCTTGAACCGTTAAGGAGTTTTCCGTACTGATCGGTGTAGTCGTAACGGGACTCAGTTCTGTTGTTAACACATGCAGGATAACCAGTAACAGGCGTAGTACCGTAAGCTAGAGTACCTGCAGCGTTGTAAGGCTCAAAGTAAGCAGTTTGTGAAGGAACATCACCCTCAGCAGGAGTGGTGTTACTTACATAAAGCTTTAGAATCAAATCCCTAGGAGCATTGTCCTCTCTGTCGGGGACATGATTGTTTGCATTGATTAGGTATCGAAGTGATTCTAGTTCTCCGATATCAGGTACTAGAAGTGCCATTTAGTTGTTCTCCAAAGTGTTGCTTGCTTAAGTTTATTTATAAAATGTGCGACCCTCTATATTTATCAGAGGAGAAGTTTCATGCCCAACATAAATCTTCTGATGTTGGACACTTGATCAACACTGACTCTAATAATATCGCCAGCAATGATTTCTTTGGTCCAGGCAGTTAGATTATCGTTCGACCCTTTCACACTATTTAGTATAGTTGGTTTGTCCGTTCCACAGATTGACTGGAAATTCGGATAGTCGTTTAGAGTACATTTCTCTACGTTCAGAACTAAGACACCTGCAGTGTCTCCAGTTACAACCCAAGACTCTAAGAGACCAGTTACGTCTACAGTAACTTCTCCTTTCTCTCCCAGGTTCATATCAAACGATCCACTACTATGAACAAAATTAATTGTTCTAGTAAGATCTGCGGTTGTTGCTAAAGCAACAATAAACATCTTATCACCAATTTGAGGTGGTTGAGTTAAGATGATTTGTGAACCGCTCACACTGTAGTCAACACCAGGGTGCTGAATCGCACCATTAACAGACACAATCAATTGACTGGAATCAGTTGGTGTATACGCCTCGTTATTATTAGTTAGATTAAACGCAGTTTGAACACCATTAAACTGTCCAGTAACATCGTCAAGAACAATGTTATTATTCTGTAAGTATTTTGCTGGAATATCATACGTAACTCCAATCGCATAGTTCTTCTGTGGTTCAGAAAGAACGTTGTAATTAGAGTTTTGTACCGATACGTTATATGTGGGCATCAGGAAACTCCAGGTGTAATTTCGATAATACCTTCAATAACTCTAGATTTTGATCCAGATGGAGCAGTCAGCAAAATATCATAAACATATCTTCTAGGATCTAATCCTGCAGTAACAGTGTTAGATAACGTGATTGAAAGTTGACCGTTATATCTGTCTGGAAAACCAACAGTAAAATCGGTAGAGGTTGAAGAGTAGTAACTCTTTTTCAACTTAGCGACAGCGGTATATCCAGTGAGATTCAACGGAGTCGTGTTAGCTTCATTCTGAATATTGAATGTCGCAGTAAAATCCGTTCCCTTCTCACAAATTAAATTAATTGGAATTGCCGCCATCAGACTAAAATAAAACCCCCCACTATTTAGTGGAGGGCGAAGTTATTATTGAAGTGCTACTGCTTCTGGAGAAACTTCTGGTTGACTTGGAGTTTCTTCTTCGGACACACCCTCTTCCAAGAGAGCAATAGTTTCAAGACCACCCTGAAGTTTAGTGCGGTATTCTTTCAGTCGGACAAGTTCTGCCTCGGATTTTGCAATACGCTCATTAGCGTCTTTGATTTGCTGTTCAAATTCAGATTTCAGTTTTGTAGTTTCCATAAGTCATGCATGATCTGACCTATTTATTATAGCATGTACGAGCTGCTTTAGTTCGGATATCTCATCTCTGAGTTCCTGAATTTCAGCATCCGCTAATTTAGATTTCATTCTAGAAGCACGAACCTGATCAAATGCTTTCTTATCGCGATTGATAATAGCACCAGTGGACGGATCTCTAAAGAGTCCGTCCTCACCATCTACTTGTATATAATCCATCAGAATGAAGCAACTGCTCTTAGATCTTGAACTTTTGGAACATATGCTGGGTTATCAGACTGCATAACAACTTTGACTGCAAAAGAACTGAATTCTGATAGATCAGAAGCACTAAATGGAATCTCTTGATAAGACTCTTGTTTTTCAAAGAGACCTGAGATTTCATTTTCTGCTGAAGCCTCTAGAGTGATATCTGGGGATCCATCTACATTAAAGTATTTCCACTCAATATCTTCAAAATTAACTTCACTGGAAGATTCTCTAATCTTGTATAGAACCTTGAGGTTCTTGATGTCTCTGACGTTAGCAGTCAACTTAACATCAATACTGGTTCCTGGGTTATCCAAACTAATTTCTTTAGTTAGATACTTAGCAATACCAGAGGTATTTGAGGATCTATCTTCAGGTACAAAAGAGATGCCCTCTTGGAAATTAACCTTACGAACTTCCCACCAATCTTCAGTATTTGCGGTTTGACCCGTATACTGCACATAATCTCCAACACGGAAGATATCTGACTGCTGAGCAGATGGATCTGAATTTCTTGTATATACAGATCCTCCAGTTACAGCAGCATCATAGTTATCATTGATAGGATTCTTGTCATTAAAGACTACCAATTGTTGGTTGTTAACATCCCAATCAACAATCTTACCACTGATCTTGTCTAGGTATAGTTCATCATCTGCAGTAGAAGCATTTTCATTTATGTTATAACCGTTTAGTACAGTGTTCAATGTAAATGATGGGACTAATTCTTGTGGTCCTGAGTTAGAAATAGTAACCCCAGTCAAAGTAGTTTGTGACGAGAACGTAAGAGCTTCAGTTGCCTTGAATTGACCAGAACTTCTCAACTGAACGGTAACAGTGTTTGTGCTTGTATCAAAGGCAAGAACTTTTCCACTTCCTCCTTGAAGACCAGCTACTTCAGATGTTGTAGTGTTGGTTGTTGAATCAACTGTCTGTCCAACATCAATAGCAGTACCAGAGTTGCCTGCAACGGTAAATGTAAAGATTTTGTAGAATTCAAGAATTTGATTTCTTCTGCCGAATCTGGATTCTTTACCAGTAGCGTTCTCAATTCTGTTTGAAATAGTTTTAACAGAACTGGTTCTCAAGTCAATCAGCGGAGACAGGTTAGAAACTGTGGATCCAAGGTCTACTTTATAAACAAGAGAATTTGAGATGTCGTTATACAGTTCATTTACTCTCGAAGCAACAACCTTCTGATTGATGAAGAAATGCTCTTGACCAATGAATGTCTTCTCATAATCAGATTGAGAATAAGAAACATAATTAACAGCACCATTATCTACAGGAACTACATTAGTAGTCTTAACTGAACTGTTCAAAGTAGTCTCTGGGAATGAGAGATATCCAATTTGAGCGAACAGTTTTTCAAATTTTCTATTAGTAGAAATTAAACCAGCAGATCCGCCAGCAATATCACTAGAACTTGCTTTGGTTGGAGATGCAATGTTGAAGGTATCAACACCAGCATTTTCCACTTGGAACAATGTTGTATTTAAAGTAGATGCAGAAACTCCACCAGTTGAAGTTAGTGACTTAAAGAATGCGTATGACTTTGATGCATCTTCAAATCCATGATCTCTATGAGTGACTTGGACGTAGTTATTGTTACCTCTAAATCTCTTCAACGTTGCACTACTATTAGATTCACTACTTGTTCTAATTGGATCTGTATCCATGGTTTCATAACCAATTGGAGCGTTAGATAAGAGTAGAGATGCTGTTCTTGAAATATCAAATTCAGCACGAAGCATTTGGAACTTGATATCTTCTCTGAGATCTTCTGTCCAACTATCAACGTTCTGAGATCTGAATACAGATCCAAGACCAGAAATAGGTGTAACAGTACCAGATCCAGATGCAGCACCAACTTCAGATGCCCAAACTTCATATGTTGGAGAATCTGTTTCTACAACAAATGCATATTCGGTATCATTCTGTAGATATACAGGATAATCAAACATGAACTGAGTAGCGATTGGTGATTCGCCCTCGTCATTTGTTGCTACACCCATTCTTACTGCTGGAGTATCGATGGTGATGAAAGCTTGAACTTCACCACCAGCATTTCCAGAACCAGTTCCATTGATAACAATAGATGGTGCGCTAGTATATCCAGATCCTGCAATAGAAACTTCTGCGTTGTATAGATTACCACCAGAAACTCCTAGAGCTCCAGTAGCAGTAGTTCCACCAGGCAACTGAGGACTCTCAATAGTCATCGATGCGGTATCGTAGTTTGATCCTTTAGAAATAACTTTTAGATCAGTAAGTTTACCAGAATCTCTTGCAATAGTAAGAGTGATACTGGTATTGTTAGTGTTATTTGCTAGAGTCAAAGAGGGGACTTCTAGTGTCTCTGCTTGCTGGAATGAAGATCCATTGTTATTGGACAGAATCAATGTATATACTTGATCTGCTGATAGAGGAATCTTATTACCAGTTCCAGGTAGAACTTCAGTATTGGTTCTATCAAAGATCTTGTATACAGGACCAGATGCACCTGAAGTATTTCCAGTTACAGTTTCTCCAATTTCGACACTACCGTCCTGAGAGATGAATACTTTAAGTTTAGTTTCTGAGTCAACTGTTTTAACAGTTCCAGGAACAATAAACTTGCCTGGTTTACCACTTTCAGTAGAAGTTAGATAAGTTCTAACAGGAACCTTAGAATCTTTCTTATTGAAGAAAAGATTGATTCCAGTTACAAAACATCCGCCATCCATATTCTCAACTTTGAATGTTTGAGTGAGAGGACTTGGATTCTTCTTGGTCTGTGTGTCTGCATCTACAATCTGCTTACCTTCATTTGATTTGAACTCTGCTGGTAGAGTTGAAATGATAGATGCAGGATTTCTTGGTGTAACACCAGTAGGATAATACTTGACTTCTGTAAACGTGGTTACATTCTCTTTTAATTCATCAGTTGCACTTGACGTGAATCTGATGGTCTTTTCACCAACAGTGAATTGTAGTTCTTCACCATTGTTATCATATTGAACGTTAAAGAGATAGTTGTTCCATGTGCTTCCCTCTACAGGTGGTAACCCATTAGGGAATACAATGATACCACTTGCATTACCAGCACTATCGGTAATAAGTTCTCCACCAAAAGTTCCTAGAGAATTACCAGGCATACCACTAAATCTGAGATCAGGGCATGTCCATCTGCTAATGTCTCTTCCCTCAATGAAGGGATAAATTCTGGTATTCGCCTTCATTCTTCTGAGGGTGAACTTGAGAACTTTTGATCTACAGAACTGTTGTAGAGATGTTGCAACAGCAGAGTCTCCAACGAGTTTGGTCTTTAGACCTTGACCAGTCTCATGATTTTGTGGACTGATATTTGAAGAACTTCCTACCGAAGCAATTTTTACTGTGGAAGATACCTGATCACTATTGATATCTGCTAGAGATCCGATATTGAAGAATGAGTCATCAGATCCAACCCAGTTTACTCTATAAGAGTTGTACAAACTTGAATACGCTTCTCTTACGTTATCTTTCGCCAAGAAAATAGTATATGTTTGAGCATTGTTATCAGTAATCAAAGGAGCATCAGTATTCTCATACCACGAGTCAACAGGTGCATCTAAAGACGCATCTCCAACATACTGAACCACAACAAATGGGTTTGGTTTGATAGTCTTTGTTGCGAATGGGTTTTCTAGTAGAGTTAGATTTGTATATGGTAAAGTGATAACATCGCCACTTCTTTGATATCCAGCTACAACACGTTGATCATTTGTGGTGTTAACTTCTTGCAACTCCAGAGAATCTTCTCTTGCTTGAGGTCTGAGTACAGACTGCTTTGTATCAATAGAACACTTATAATCTTCTGATGCTAGATTTCCTACTTTGTGTGTCTCAAAGTTATCAACTACAAAACCACTCTTGAGTCTTTCAAAACCAGATTGGTCTTTGATTTGCATGTTAAGAGCTTGCTGCTCTAGAACACTAAGAAGAGTGTAATACTCAAGTCTTTCAACACGCTTTTCTAGTTTGCCGATATCACGCATAGTGAATCGACGATTATCAACAGGAACAATTCTTACATCTGTGCTCTTACTTGTATAAGCAGGAATGTAAATGTATGCTAGAGCAATCGCATCATCAACCATCTCTGGTTTGGATGGATTGAGAGATGAATTTCCTTCCTTGATAATGAATTCACCTTTCTTATTCAAGAACAACCCATCAATTCTATCTAGATATTGATTCTGATAGAATGAGATTGTCCATGGAAGATTGCTATCAGATGCAGGGCAACTTGATACAACACCGCTATCTCCAGTAAAGTCATTGAAAATAGAGTTTGCAAAGATAGATTGATCTTGGAATCCTGTGACTGTCGAGTCACTGTCTACCTTTGGTCTGAAATCAATAACATCACGGAGGTTAGTTACTCCATATACGGACGAGTTAAATTGTGGAATCTCATCTGCTGGTACACCTGCTTCGTGTAGATACGAGTCTACGACACAGAAGTCACCTTGAGAATGATCGAAGTAGTCAAATGAGATTAGGATCTGACCAGTTGGATTTTCAAATCCAGGTTTTAGAACAATACGAGATACATCATACAGTGTGTCTCTCTGACCATTATCAAAGTTGAATCTATTAGTAACATCAGTACCATTGATCAACTTACCTGAGCTATCTACTTCAGGTGCCGATGTTGGCGATCCTTCGTAAATATAGTTGACCTTAAATGCGTCAGCATAAGAAATAGTATTGATCTCTGCTGCGTTGATGTCTTGACCTCTGAAAGGAAGAATTCTGTCTCCTGTTGGTTTAATTAGAATCTGCTTGTTTCTTACAACGGTCTTAAGTCTTGGACGTGCTTTTGTAACCTCTAGAGTAGCACTTAGTTTTAGTTTTGGATATGTAGATCCTCCTTGCAGTGCTCCAAAATAGTTCGCTGGTAAAGTAACAGTAACACTACCAGCAGTCAATCCAGTTGTGCTATCAGTAGAAGAAGCAACTGTTACTTGATCCTCGGGTACATATACAATATCTCCAGTTTCTACTGATGTTGCATTACCTTTATCGAGAACAGATAGAACAAAATTGTCTTCTGTAAAGTTTACAAATTTCTGAGTACCAAATTCAAGTTGTGCTCTAAATGTGATATTACCACCAGCAGCAGATGAGTCAAGAACGAAGTCTCTTCTCTGATACATCTTGATAGCAGTATCATCAGAGTTCTTAACGAGGGATCTGATTTGCTTAGATCCAGTTGGGAAAATGAGAGTAGACTTGGAAGCGTTATCAATTTTTGGTCTAACTCTCAATACAGTAGACGCTGAAACATCTTCTGGTACTAATGAGTCAAGATAGATTCTGGACTTTTTAGTTCCTTCTGGTCTAGTTGCTAATTGTACAATTGCCTGCACAACATTATTATTAGCATCAGAGAACTGAACTAGATCTCCTTGGGTTAGGAATTTAGAAGCATCTCCTCCAAAACCAGTACACTCAAGATATTGTTCGCCTTGATTACCACTGAAAGTAAAATCAGTTACAGTAGTAGAATCAATATAACTGGTTCTTGATAGTTCTACATCAGAAGTGAATAGATTTGGTGCAGCTGCTCCTTGTGGTGCAACACCAAAACGTGCCCACATAGACTTAACGTTTTGTGGTGTGTAAGTCTCAATGACGTTCTTGAATAGAATTGCACGTACAACTGCAGCATTAGCTGCATTGAACTGGGTAGACGTAGTTGAGATTACTACGCTTGGTGGTTGTGCATATGTGTTAGCGAGTAGTTCTCTCTTTCTAACATCTAATTTATAGACTCCAGTTGAAGGATCAATACCTACACCTACAACAGAAGGATCGTATGTTACACCATCAATAACAGCAGCACTCAAACCGCCGTAGTTGATTCCTCTGTTATCAACAATAAAGTGTGAGATCGTATTTTCTGTTGCAATTCTGAGTGAATTACCTGCTTCATCTACGATGGTCTCTCCTTGCTGGAATTCTCCTGAAATTACTTTTAGATAAATTCTGTTTCCTGAAGTTAGATATCCATTTGGAGATCCTTCGATAACTCCATAAGCACCACTTCTTGTTCCCGAAACGTACTTACCAGTTTGGAACTGACCAGATGGAATTTCACTGTCTAGTAAAATCTTTGTTAGGAATACTGGATTGAAGTACGACATTTTAAAAGTCGTATTGTAAACTCCAGTGCTTCCGATTCTTCCCTTGGAAAGAATTCTGTCTGAGTTTGGATCGAATCCTGGTCCTCTTTCTTGAAGAGCCATATTCTTTGGTTTTGCTAGTCCAATTGTAGGGACAATAGTCTCAGAATAAGAAACGATCTTACCAAAGATATCTGTTGGATCAGAACTCTCTGCACCATTTTCTGTGAAGTAGAGTTTTGTTCTCTTATCTACAGCGTCATCATCATTGTATTCTTTTAGAATACTGTCGATAACGTCTCTACGTCCAACAAATGTAAACTCTACATATTGACCAGAACCTAAGAAAGTTGTGCCGCTAAACTTGGAGAAAGCAAGTGATGTAATTTCTTGAGTATCATTGCTCTGCGAAGACAAACGAACAAAGAAACTACCAAATGTTGACTCAAATGTGGAGTCTGTTAGGTCAGCAAAAGTTTTGCCTGTCGCAGTTGTAGTAATATCAATAAGAACGGTTTTGATTGCCTGATCGCTATCAAATGTTGATGTTCTTCTAGATCTTGTCTGCTTCTGAGCTGTGCTTGCCTCGGAATTATTCTGACCGATAGAACCGTCAGAAAAAACTTTATTGAGGTATAGTGATGGAAATGCTGTTAGTTCAGCATCAAATGAGTTCAGTGGAACTGTATTATAAACGTTTGTGAGGTAATATGAACTTAGACCAGTGTGCTTAAGTGTAATATTATCTCTTTCAAGAGACTCTCTAGATTTATTGAGAGTTAGATATTTCGCTTCTTTATTGACGATTTCATATCCTCTAATATATGCCTTACCAGCACCCAAAGAGAGGATTAGTTTTTCTGCCGCAGACGCTTCGTCTAGTCCATTAACTAAACCAGTTTCAACATTCTTTGAGTATAATCCTCTGTTACCATTTCTCTGATAATACTCACGAATTTCTGATGGGAAATCCTCAACAACATAATCACCAGACTCATCATAAGTTCTTCTTGCTAGAGTCTCTTCAATAATGTTATAGTCTGCTGCTTTAATTTTCCTTTGTACAGCACCTTTTTTTACAGATACAAGTTGAATAAAGTTGCTATCTGTACTTGCATCTAGATCATACTTCTCTAGATTTAATTTGATCAGTAGACGATGTGCTCCAGGAGCACTAAAGTTAGCAAACCCTCTCGCTTGATCGTAGAGAGTATTGTCTTCTTCTGGGGTCGCTAGTGACTCAGAAATCTTAAATCCTACTTTTGCTGATGGTGAATTTGTGTATGGATCAAGAATGATGAGATCCTCATCATTTCTAACAAAATGACCATTAACGAAGTAAATGCCTTCTTCTACTTTAACAGCAGATGCAAACCCCATAGCAGAACTGCTCTGTGAGGTCTCTACGCCCGTATCAGGGTCTGTAGTGGTAACGGAGGTAGGAAGAACGCTTCCATCAGTTCCGACCACTAGGAGAGGCGTATTGACGCCATCTACGACTTCTAGTGTTTCCCCTTGACGGAATGTAGATTCGTTGTTTGCGTTTCCACTGCTAGTGTAGTTTACATAAATCGTATCTGATGACGATTCGGTTGCATATCTAGTTGTAATTACTGTACCAGTAACTCCAGACGTGATGCCCCTCAACGTCTGACCAACTAGCAAAGAAATATCGTACTTTTTATAAACAACAGAATTGCCCTCAGAAATAGCAACTTCGCTAACTGAGGACAACTTTACGTAGTCTAATTTATTGTTGAGACCAACTTCACCTGGGATTACAAGATCCCCTTGTTTAAACTGCCTTCTACCAATCGACTCAATCTGATTCTGTAGAATAGACTGAAGTTGAGTTAATTCTCTTGCTTGGATAGCATAACCAGGGCGGAAAAGAACCCTATAAAAGTTCTTTCCCGCATCATAATCATCGTAATATGGTGATACGTTTAAATTTGTCTTTTGGGGCATCGTAAACCAAGTCTAACATGGAATTAGAATTCGATTACTAGTTTAATATCTTCGATTTGATCGGCAGATCTAGTAATAAGTCTTCTGTTCTCTATGTATACGAGTTCGCCAGAGTTTGTTTTAATTTCTGGTGCTGCTAGACCAGCAGCAAAGGTAACTCCTCTAACAGTTTCGGTAGATGTTGTTGCTACGTTTACCGAACCATTGGTGCCTTGATCTACGATTGCGTTAGCAGCATTTGATTCAAAAGCACGGACAATACCAGCATCTTTGTGAAGTTGTGGTGACTGATAATACTTAAGAACACCAGATGTGGTGCTGCTATCATCTAGTTCCCAAGAAACAACACTTCCTTTAGCAGTTCCACCAGTTACGGTTTGTTGAATAATGTTATCTCCACCAAAAGATGAATCGGAAAGACCTGTACCAGTAACTCGTACAGCATATACACCAGATGCGGTGTTAGTTGCTAGGAAAGAAGTAGAACCCCACTGAAGAGGATCGCGAATAATGCCGATTCTACGGAATTCGTTCTCTACAGGGAAGTCACCTTGACCTTCATCATAAGTTAGACGAACGTTTACCATTACACGCTTAGCGTTCATCTCTTGTGCTAGATTTGAACCATGACCACCTTGAGGAGGAATGATTGCTTCTAGTTCACCACGAGCAGCGGCAGCAATAGTTTCTGAAGTTGCTAGAGCAGAGTCAGCAAATACACCATATGCATCTCCACCAGCACCAGTTCCAGTACCAGTCTCTAGTGCAATAGCAGCGTAAGTATATCCTGTTCCTGCAGCATGTACTTCTGCCGAAGTGATTGTACCAGAACCATCGGTTTCAAACTTAGCAATACCGCCTGTACCATCTCCTAGGATTGGAGCATATAGTGCGCTAGCACCAGTTTTGTTTGCAGGGAGTCCGCTACCAGTTGCAGAAACAAAGATTGTGTCGATTGCGCCATCAACAGCAGCAGGACCAGCATATGTTCCAATAGGCATGAAGTCGCTGGACAAGAAGTCCATGACTTGCTGTGTAGTCATGGTGTAAAGATACTTCCAACGATATCCATCGTTAGGACCAGTATAAACACCATTAGCATAGTTTGCTGATGTTACAGGCATATCAGATGCCGTGTTTGTTCCAGGTGCAAGATCTTCCTTGTTATAGATGCACTTGAATACTTCATAGTTAGTATTCATTACATAAAGTTTTGCTGCACCAAGTGAAGTTTGACCCGTTGTAGTCTGTTTAGCAGAACCACCAGTTGAAGGAACTGCACTATAATCGGGCTTGTACATGTCGAACGTTGGGTTCAACGCTGTGTTCCAGTTAACACGAGGAACAACTGAGATTACGTTCGATGACTCAATTCTCTTAGCACCGATGATCTCTCTGTATACATTGAACTTCTCTTCTTGGTTATCAAGAGGAGCGGGTGCATTCTGTTCGTCGGCAATACGATAAACACCTGCTTCTGCTTCAGCACCTGTATCAGATCCACCAGAGTAACCCTTAATAACGTTACCAACACCAGGGACTGCAGCAGCAGGAGTTGGGTTATTAACTAGGAGTGAATTGGGATATACTGCAACGACTGTAGCTGCGAATGTAGTAGATCCATATGCAGTTGCTCCAGAAGCACCAGCATCATAGACAGTATCTCCGACTGCAAATGCTGCAGTTCCTCCAACGTTATAGATTTCTAGGTAAGAATTCCAGGGGTCAGATCTACCTACAAAGAAGTACATACGAGACTTCGCAGGATCCTGGTCATTAGCGCCTTCGGATAATGACTCTAGGAACTGCTGTGCGTTAAAAATACGAAAATTTTCAGAAATGAGTGCCGACATAATTGATTAAGGTAGATTGCTACAGTTGGATCCAACTTATTTATATTGATAATTTATTTATACCTCTCTCGCGAGGTTTCCTGCAGTGACTGTTCCGCCGTTGGATGGTTGCAGTGTATTTGTGCTTCCATAATCGATGATAAAACGATCGGAAAGCTTAGAGCTGTACTCAAGTTGATATAGACCAACCTGAATAATTCCTGTTGCTGGGAATTGAGCAGTGTTTGCAAATACGTTTGGATCACCTGCGGAATAATCAACATCCAACATAGTTGCAATCTTAATAGAAGACTGCTGCGCTGCTCCCATAGGTACAGACTGAGATGTTGGAGGATGATTGGTAGTGAAAGCAGTAGATGAACTTACGCTTGTAGTAAGAATCTTCTGCAGTTTGTAATCCACAATAGATTGAGTTGGAGCAGCGACCATCAATGCAGATTCAACTGGTCTGATAGTACGAGTTCTCTCAATATATGTTTCTCTATGTGAAATTGGTTGTGGATCCAGAACATTTTGATCTGTTAGTGTAACTGCTAGTTCAGAAGATCCAAGTCTAGCAAGTTGTGTACTTTCAAATCCATTATTAGTTGGTGTGCGGACTAGAGTCGCATATGCGTTAAATCCACCAGAAGTTTTGCCTTGGACACCAATAGTATATTTGGTATCAATGGTTCTCTTTTTCTTCTTGATCTTATATCTTCTTGTTACATTGACGATAGGAGCAGAAGTATAACCACTACCACCATGGTCAAGAACAATATCGATAATTTCACCACCACTAACAATAACATGTGCCCTAGCACCACCACCATTTTGATCAACAGGTTCAAAAACGAGAGCAGGTGCGGTATTGTACTGATAAGCATCTGGGTTTCTCGAATAATCTCTCTTATTCCAAGTCAAACTAGTAACAACACCATTAGTTACAGTCGCTACTACATCAAGTCCTTCTCCTCTTTGAACTCCATTGTAATTTGATACACTAACAGTTCCAAGGGTATCAGAAATATCCGAATTAGAAGCATAGTCTAGAGCAGTCAATGTATTTGGAGTTTTCTTGACGGTTCTGAAATCTGTCTCACCATCAATCTTGATTTCGTCTCCAGGTTCCAATCCAGTGATGTTTGGTTTTACAACATCATACAACCAAGATGTAGTATCTTTCCTAAGAACTCTATTACTATCAGAATCCACAACATAATCTACACTAGTTGTGAGAGCAGAAAGATCGATCGATGTGTATGAAGAATTGACGATATCAACAGTTGATGCAATTCTGATTGGTTGAGATAAATCAATGTCTGGATTATGTGCTAGCATACGGAATTTCCATCCACCAGTAATAGGTTGATGATTTTTAAACATTCCCAGAGTTTTATAGACGCTACCATCTAATTGATAGATGATAGAACGTTCTCTGATATTTTCTTTGAATGTGGCGTACTCAGCAGATCCACCAGTAACAGATACTGTAATCTCATTATAAAACTTGCTTGATTCAAAATTATAAGCACTAAGAAGTTGATCTACAGAATCTCCAATGAGAAGAACCAGATCTACTTTTTGTCCCGATCTTGGAGCTTGCTTAAATGTGATACTTGATTCATTAATTGTGTATGCTCTTTCTCTTTCCTGTAGAACACCGTCAAGGAACACGAGCAAAAATCTGTCATCATCGACAACAACAACATCACCAGTCTCTTCATTTCTCATAGTGAAAGATCCGAGAGTCTTTCCATTGAAGTTTTCCGACTGAATTGATAGACGTAGATACTTGCCTAAATTATGTGCAAAGAATTTTTCTACCGCAAGTGGTTCTTGTACTAAAAGTGTATTGAGTGATTGCTCCCATTTTGGTGGTTCTGCAAAAACAATTCTATCTGGTTCAGATGCTACAGAAGATCTTACGATCTGATAAGCATTATTTCTTGGGAATGTAGCATCATATTTTGCACTCTGGAACACCCCATTTATACCTACAAATAAATCTTCATTTTTAGATGTTTTAACAGGTGTGTTATCAGTGTAGTACAATTCAAAATCAACGTTTTCTCCATCAAAATAATCGGGCAATGCAGTGTCTACTGTTTGACCATTCAAGACATCGCTAATGTTGTCGAATAGAGATCCTAGAGCAGATTGCACGATAGCACATTCTGCAAAAAGACTATCTGCTAGAATATTATTGTTCGAGTAAGTTAGAGTTGAAGTATAGTTACCTGAACGCTGACTGTTCTCATCGGAAACTTCGACGATATTAGTTCCTTTGTTTAGAACTTCGTCAACAATGTCGATATAAGTGTTGAGAGTTTGTTCAACTTGAGCACAAGTCGATGTATAAGAACTAGCAGGATCAGAAAGAATGGTTGTGTCTGTAAATGGAACGATAGATGTGTACGTACCAGCAGTGAGATTATTTCTCATTGCTTTGACCATCAAACCAGTAGCATGTCTATATGCGGCTTTACTTTCGGTAAATTCTGTATTGATATAGGACAACTTGTTTCCTACCCAATATCTCTCACCAAAGTCTACAACGTTTGCATTTCCGCCATATCTGAGATGATAAACAAATGCATCAACTAGGTATCCAGTATCTCTACTACATTTCGCTTCGTTAGGAATAACTAATGAAGGATATGTTGCCTTGACCCATCCGAGAGTCTCTTCCTTGATATACTCTTTATTCTTCTCAATCAAGTTAGCAGCATCCATAAATGTTCCATTGTTAATTCTACTAAAGGAGAATGTAACTTGGTCAATATTATTTACTGTACTTGTAATAGTAACTGTTGATGGAACACCAACATGCAAGAGACCTGTACCAGTAATAGTAGTTGGACCATAGGTAACATTTGTCGTTGTAACAACTGTGGTCGAAATAATATTAGGACTATAACTAAAGTTACCAGGACTTGATACTCTAACTTGTGTGTCGCTAAGGATCTCTAGCAGTTTTGTTCCTGGGTAGAATTGTGCTCCACTGCTAACGTCCATTCCAACCGCCAGACCCAATGTTGTTGGAACTGTAATAATATCAGACCCTGCAGTAATTGTACATCCATCTAAGGAAAGATCCCAATTTCTCATTGCAGCAACACATAGTGAAGTTGCATACTTATATGTTGCGATACTTTCTGTTAACTGAGCATTGATGTACGCTAAGTTGCCATTATTGAAATAAGACTCCGCTGCCTGGATAGTCTTCCAGTTTCCACCAAATCTAACATCATGCTCATATGCGTCTACAATGAGACCAATATCTCTAGAGCACTTAGACTCCAATTGGTTCCATGCTAGATTAGGATAAGTCGCCTTCGCATATCCGATTGCTTCCTCGACAATAAACTGTCGGTTGAATTTAATCTGATTAGCAGCATCAATCCATGTTCCTCCTTGTTGGAAGATAGGTCTGACTTTTTTGAGATATTGTGCGTTCTTCACATTATCCTTAAACTGGAATAATCTACCAACAAACTTTTGAGCAGGGATCGCTGCACCATTATCAGTCCTTGGACCTAATGGAGCTTTAGCAAAAGTAATTGTGCTTCCCGAAACAGTATATGAAGTTTCTGGTTCCTGAAGAATACCATCTAATGTAATAGTAAGCGCCATTTCATTGTATGGCGTGATGGGATCATTTGTCTTTTTGTCGTAGATAGTAAACGTTCTGTTACCACTAACATTTCCACTAGTGCCGAATGTACCAGTAAATGCTGGACCAATATAAATTTCTCTAGCAGTCAGAGCAGCAGAATCAAATGCTTTCTGGACAACAGATCCAGATCCTTCTTTGATATTACTATCTTCTACTTTATTAATTGTGATTTTCTTCTTCACAATCTTAGAACTAACAGTAACTCTGTTTACATCTTGATCCCACAGTTTAAGTGTACTGATTTGTGCAATCTTTGGGTCTGGTTGCAGTCTTACAGTTCCTTGTGAGTTAACATTCAACTCACCAAAGAGATTAAATCCTGCTGGGTGAACAGACTCTTTTACTAGTTCTTTCCAATCATTGATACCAGAAGTAGACTCAATTACATATGAGTAGTCTTGATAGAATTTGTTATCGGCAATACGGTGTGTTTTGACGCCAACTTTTCCTTTATCAGACAGATATCTTCCTAAGTTATCATAGTATGATCTCAAGTCTACATCAAAATCAGTGGTAAGAACTTCATCTATAGTTCCAGAAGCACCACTTGTAATACCAGTAATTGTTTTACCAGCAACAAATTCTCCATTTTGTACAGATACTTTCAGGATATTTGATCCTGTTCTCCATCCATCTAAAGATACAAGACCATAAGAAGAACCTTGCTCTACCCTTTCACCCTGTAAGAAAGTGTTTGTAGTATCAACAACCATACCAACACTAGCAGAATGTTTTCTTAGAATCGAAGTATCATTCCACACTCCAGATCCGCTAAATTCAATCTCAGCATTCTTGACCGTACCGATGGTTGATCCTAGAGCAAAAACTCTAACGTCACCCTCAATGACTCTTAGTTTTGGTTGATATGTGTAGTTCTTTCCTTTGTTGACTACACGCACACCAGAGACTTTATTATCGAAAGATTTCAATACCTCAAAATCTGCTTCTGTACCATCGCCATCGATAACAACAATCTTTGGATTAGAATAGTTTTGACCAGAGGTATTGATTGTAACAGTTGAGATATTTTGATTTACAGCATCCCAATTAGCAGTAACTGTTGCTTCAAATGCTTTTTTCAGAGTAGCACCTAGAACAAGAGGGACTTTCTTGTATCCAGATCCAAGATTTGAAACGGTTACTTCATTAATTGAACCAACTGCTCCTGTAGCAGTTGTGCTATACTTAATATTGCCTGTTCCATACCACTCTGGTCTAGATCCAGTTCCCATGGAGTATACAAAACGTGTTGGCGTTACATATACAACACTTTGCTGTCCTTGAAGAGGATCATTGATAATTTCAATGTAGTTGTCGCGATCTTCAATAACACTAGTAGGACCAATACGAATTGACTGATTACCAGATGAATCCGTGGTAACGATTGACTTGTAATAATATCTTTGATATAGTCTTTCTCTTCTTTCAGTTAATGTTCCTGCTAGATTAACAGTTCCCGTTCTTGGACCGTATCCAAATTTAGCATAGACATATGCACCAGATTGTCCAGGAGTACCAACACGTACTAATTCAGGTGCAATGATGTTATCTTGCTTACTTGGAGAAATCAAGAACTCAGATAGGGCATTAGTTGAATGAGATAAATCAAATCTATATTGATAATATTCTTGGAACTGAATATTTGGAGATACTTCAAATGGTCCTGAAGCAGACGAAGAAATCTTAGTAACAATCAAGAAATCTGACGCTGTATCAATATCCACCAGTCTCTTTGGAGAACTGTTATCAAAGAAACTAGATCCAGATCCGATCTTATAGTCATTGTAAGATCCAGAACTAAAGAATAGTTGATTGTGCTCGACAATCAGTTTATTACCTGTGTATGATAGAATAACAGGATCAAGAGACGCATTACCAGTAATTGCGATTTGAGATCCTACAGTAAAGTTATATCTTGAGTTATAAAGAGAAACTTCTTCTTTATCAAAATGATCAATATCTTCAGTTTCTTCTTGTGCTCTATCAATCGTTACTGTCTTATCACCTTCAGAAACAGCAGTAACCTTTACAATTTCTTCTCCAATTTCTAAAAGATCATTTACTGCTAGTTCGGATACATCTCCAAGTTTTAATACAGTCTCTCCAGCAGCAAATCCAATATGATCAACTACAAAGCGCAATCTTTGCGTATTAGTAGAAGATACTGATCTATTCAATGCAGAATCTTCTACAGTTAGAATATCACCCTTAACATAACCAGATCCCTTTGTTGTAATAGTTACACTAGTTACAGATCCCAAACCTGTATTGTTGATATCTGATACAACAATGGTTGCTTCTGCATTATTAGCATCTCCAACTGCACCCAGGTCTTCTCTAGTTGCTGTCTGGTCTACAAAAATTAACTCTACATCAGTGTAAGTATTAGTAGCATAATCAAATCCACCATTCACCAAATCTCCTCTTCCTAACCCAGCATCATTAATAGCAGTTACAAAAGTTGGTTGTGTTAGTTCAATTTCTTGAGTTGCACCTAATTGTACATGATAAGTTTTTGTTGCAACTGAATCATCTGGGTCAATTTTTACATTAATTTTACTACCAATACCCAATCCATGATTTGCACTGGTAGTTACCAGAGCAACATTAGTATCAACAATAAATGGAACTAAATCTGTGCTGAGACTAGAAGTGCTTAAAATCTCAGCACCAATAGTGTTCAAGAGATTATTACTTCTTAAATAATATCCACTGCCTACAAACTGATTAAATGTTCCACTGATAACCTTAATCTTTACTGAGTTTCTTCTTTCTGTAGAAAGTACAATCTCTCCAGTAGCAACATCGTTATCACCATCAGTAAGTGTAACAATAGCACCAGCGGTGAAGGTTGCATTAGTATTCAAAACAACATTTAAAGTAAGAGTTGATGAATCTACAAGACCAGTAGCATCAAAAATTCCTGTTACACTCTCAAGAACAATAAACTTATCGTCTAATACATCACCAACAACAGTTCCTGTTGTACCAGTGCTAGATTGAGTAATTGTATCTCCATCATAAATGAAGCAATTTTCTGTAATCTGAATCGTTGCAACTCTTTGTGTATCAGTTGCTTGCAGAGAAGAAACTGTCTTACCATTAACAGAAGATACTAGACCAGCAGCATCAGATCCACCAGTCTGAGAATTATCAAAAACAATACTAGACCCTACAGAGAAGTTATCAGAAGAATCATATGTTTTAATTTTATCAATACTGCCTGTAGAGACATCCTTTACCTTTGCTCTAGTAACAATACCATTTTGAGGAGTGCTCTGAGTTCTTAGTCTAACTGCATCTAATGGAAGATCAGCATGTGTTTGGAACTCTTGGTAGTTTGCTGTAAGAGGTAGTGAATAGAAGTTTTCACCTAGTAAATATGGAAATTCTGGTTGTAGGGATGCATTTAAAGTAACAAAGTATGCATACACACCATTTGGATATTCTGGTGTAACACAGAACCTACCATTATTTCTATCTAGATCTCCAAGTCTATCCGCATAATAATAGTCTTGGATAAAAGTTCCGATTGGATATGTGGTTGTAGAAGGACCATTTGTTCTAGACGCCCTTTGTCTATAACCGCTTTCCATTCGTTTGATGGCGGTTGACGAATCGGTAGCAACAGTGTATCCATAAGGACCATAAATGGGATTACCATCGTAGGCGAATCCGATGATGGGGGAATGGGAAACTCCATTATCAGACAGGGATGTTCTTAACGATGGCGCATATGAAAGAACACCGTAAGTATTAAATCCTGCTGAATTGTTGAAAGAGAATCCATATTCGCTATCAATATCCGTTCCTACTACTGTATATCTATTCTTTACCCATTCGTAGATAGACGCTTCTGCCTCTGCATTACTTCCAGAAGGGATAACTTCTACTAATACTTCGCCTGCAGTATAGAAGTTACCAGCGTTAATTTGCGTCACTTCGGTAATCTGACCACCAGCAGATACAGTAGCAACGTAATCTGCGAATCTACCTCGTCCTAATCTATCAGTAATTCTAATCGTTGGTGGTGCAGAATAATATTCACCAGGATTGGTAATTACAATACTTGTAATTTTTCCTAAAGTAACAACTGGAGTTAAAACTGCGTTTCTACCAGAAACGATTTCTATTTGTGGAGTTGTAGTATAATTTCCTTCGTCTGTGATGGTAACGGACTCGACAACGTTACCAGAAAGATTTGCAGATGCTTTGTATGGTGTGCTATTGATTAATACGAATGGTGGTCTAGCATATCCAGATCCTTGATTCGTAACTTCAATTTTAGTTAGTTTTCCAAACAAAACGCCTTCTTCATGCTTATAACCATAAGCAATAGAACCATCTACAAAAATACCTACATCTTTTCTAGGAGTAGCATATACTTCTGTAGTCGTTTCTGCCTTCTTGCGAATAGTTCTCAATAGTGCTTGATCAATTGGAGTTTTGTCTGCACTAATAGTTTGGTTGAAAAAGATCGTTCTTCCCAATGGGAATCCACTGCAACAAATGTAATAGTTTTCTTTATCTTCAAAGAACGCACTAATACCAGGAATAGTGTCTACGTTAGCAGCAGTTGTTCTAGCATCACCACTTTGAACCGTTGATGATGATGTTGGGAACATCCATCTAATCGTATTATTGGATTTTTTAATGATAGGATCTACCGTATCAAATCCAGACTTCTCAACAGTGATAGTTTCGCCTTCAACACCATATGGGATTGCTCCCTGTGGTTGTAAGTTATAAGTGACTCCTAAGGGAAGCAACTTTACATTACCAGAATCAATCGTGATATTACTATACAGTTTTGCTCCAGATGCATGTGTAGTCGATAAAGATCTAGACTTAATAACAAAATGTCTTATAGTCTTAGAAGAATATTCAATTCTTTCTCCATTAATGTAAATGAGTCCTTCTTTATCCCATCCAAAAGTTGAATCAACCTCAATCTTATCTCCTACAGTATCTGATGATTGGATATCTTTTGTTAGAGATGTTTTGTTTGCTACTTGAAATACGTTATTGACCGAACTTTCAGCAAGAATGATGTCCCACATTTGGACGCCATCTACAATCTGCTCTTTCAAAGCATTATCAACAACAGCAGATGCGTATGAAGTACCAGACTGGGTAACTCTTTTTCCAATTAATGTTTCTGGATTTCCACTTAAAGCAATAACTCTCAAAGAGTAAACTTTAGACCAGTCAGATTCTGACGCTTTTAGTGTGGTCTCTTTTGGGAAAAATACATCAGTATCATCACTACTGATGAGGCAATTGAAGATAAACTGAATGGAACGCTTGGTTCCTTTTGATTTGTAGAATGAAGAGATGTTCTTAATTAGAGTTCTCTTGTCGATCTCGCCTCTCAGATACTTTTCTGGGATACCAGCAAGATACTCGGACTCAAAACTCTTAATTAGAGCATACAAAAATAGATTACTAATGTTCTCAACAACTGTATCGTCAGCATGAGATGCTGCAGAAGTTGAAACAAACTTACTATTAGAATACAGGTCACCTAGTGTGGTGTTACCGCTTACACCTCTACTGACTGATTGAAATGTTGTTGCGGTTTTTGATGTATAGAATGCAATCTCATCACCAAGTTTGATAAGACCTTGTTTTGGAAATCCTTCGGTACTGTCTACAGTAATAGTAGTGTCTGAGATCCCAGTGATACCAACGGTTTTGGTAGACTCTGTTAGAACTGCTTTATCATAAAAATTGATATCACGATATTTGGTGAGGTTTAAAATAATGTCCAGAACTCCACCACTCAGTTCTTGCTGAGCATAGTAAGACTTCAAGAACTTACCAAAAAGTTCATAGTCTTCTAAAATAAAACTAGGTAGCTGACTTTCAATCAGCGACGAAATATTTCTAGTCTTTAAGTTCATTCTGGAACCGCACTAAAATTGGATTTTGAGATATCAACGTCTAGATAAACTTCGCGAACAGCATTTACGTCTCTCGACGCAGGCTCTACGCGAACTTCAATCTTATTGTCCGAAAAACTACCTTGAATGATGGTCAGATCATATAATTTAATCTCGCCTTTGGAGTAGTTAATATCTCCAACTGCTTTCTTCACATAGATCTTTTCGCCAGTCAGGGCATTCAGTCTATATAGGTCAATTTTACCAAAGGTATCATCTTCCAAATAGACTGTGTAGGAAGGATATTCACTGACTACAAACCCAGTAGATTTCATGACTGATTCGTCACAAGAATCCTTGAATGTGTTTAGATAGCACAACTCATAGTAGAAAGTAGAGTTGAGAATTGGATAGAAATCTTTTCTCAATGTTACTTCAGTTACGTTTGATGTAATAGCACGATCTGCACCATCAATTACAGATGCAAATTTACTATGACGGAATCTACCGTTAAACTTCTCTGTTTCTGCTGATGATAGGTAATCTTCAACTGCAGTTGTTGCTCTACCTGCGATTTCTTTCTTTGATAATGTTGTTAACGACTTTTTATAACTGACTTTTGAGTTTAGTTCAATATACAAGATTGATGGATCAATAATATCAACAGTAACTGATGCGATAGCGTAATCCTTCAGTTTTGTTTTGATCTCGTTCTTAGTATATGAAGATAGAGCAATTGCGTCTTGTGGTTTTACTGCAACCTTGACTTTACCAAACTCAGGGGGATCGTCCTCTTCACCACCAAAAGTAATGATGTCTGAGATCGCTGGGTAGACCTTTCTTACGATTGACTCATAGTCTGCTGCTGTAACCGCTCTGTCTTGCGCTGCAAATGCCCTAGGAGCAGACTTTTTAATAGATGCTACCGACTCTGGGTCAGCACCGCCTGCAGCGGCATCTACGGTTGATATAGACGTTGTGTACGAGAAGTTCGCAGTGCCTGTTTTGGGAGTAATAATACCTGAGAATGTGAACGTCCTAGCGCCATTTGTAGCAGCTGCTGACGTTACCAGATATGAAACCTCGATGAAGTTACCATTAGCAAGTTTCTTACCATATACTCCATCACCAAAAAAGACCTCATACTGCTCATCTTCAATCTCCTCAACAAAGAAGACTTGAGATGAACCGTTGAGATCTAGAATGTTATCTGCTGCGTTGTATGTAACGTAGTTGGTGTCGTTTTCTTGTGGGTATACTCTTACACGAATTGATGATGTATCTAATCCACTATTTTGTAAAATAAATCTTTGGTTCTTGAGTCCTGTGTTGATCGTAAACGACTGTGTGATCAACGTTCCTTCATATACATCAATATCACCAAAGTCAGCAATACCACCGTTTAGAGGCGCTTCCTGGTCATCGATAGTGACGAATTGATACAGGGTATCATCAAAGTTAGTTAGGAATCCAGTTCCTTTCTTCAATTTCACACCATCAGGTGATGTTCCTGATCCAGTGTAATTAACTTGGAAGTTGACTGTTGCTTTTGGTGCAGTCGAAGATCTAGGACGATATCCAATTTGCTTTGCTAGGGAGATAACGTTATCTCTCAACGTAGCAGAATCCAAGAACAGTTCATTCACCACCATGTTAGTGTTGAATGCTGTGTAGTATGTGTTATATGCTAACACATCCAATAATGTAGATAGTGCAGATCCTTGGAAATCATAGTCAGTGAAATCCGAGTTGCCCCTCATGTAGTCAATCAGGGACGTTTTAATGTCTGCAAAGTCTAAATTTGCTACTTGAGTATAAGGCATTATCGAGTACGGTTGAGAAAGAACTCAATGGAACGTGGTGGGATATCGGAACGTCCTTGAATCACAAATTCCAATGTGACTTCAAACCCATTATTAGCAAAATCTGGTTCTACTAATAACTGAGTAATTCTAATTCTTGGCTCATACCTGCTTAATGCACCTCTGATTTCATCAGCGATTGAACTGGATGTCGCTAAGTCTAATGGTTCAAACAAATAGGATCTAACATTAGATCCATATTGATCATCATATAGACGTTCTCCTTTATTCGTCAAAATAATGTTTTGCACTGCCTGCTTTACAGCAGCATCATCTTTCTTCAGAAGAAGGTCATCTGTAACCTTATTTCTTCCAAAAGATAATGATAAATCCTTAAATGGGTTTATTGTAGGCACTACACACTATTTGACCGTCTTTTTATTTAGTCACTCAGTCCAACGCTCTACAAAATCGTCAAATCCACCAGCACCGCCACACTGCCTGTCTAGACGATCTTCAGGTAGTGGATAGAGTTCTTCCTTTTTCTTTGATCTACGCTGACGTGCTGCTTGATCTAGATAACGATCAGAGTCAGTTTCAGTGATAAGGGTCATCCCCTCCTCAATGAATTCTTTACTCTTGTCCACTCTCTTGTCCATTGTCTTTCTCCTGTGGTGTTTCCCAGAAATAATCATCAGTGTCTCCTAAACGTCCCCAACCCTCTGTATTCTCGACTTGATATTCTACGGTAGATACCTTGAAATCTGGAGTCAAGGGCACTTCAGGCGTGATAGAGAGGTCATAGAGACGCATCCTGTTATTAGGATACAAACCAAACTGACCGTTCTCTAATGCTATGCAGTTATGAGACTTGTGCTCGGCAGGAGTTTCACTTACATTATTATCTATAACGTCAATGTTTGCGTGGTAATTATCCAACGTAAACATATATTGCCCCTTCATGCATCCAAAGTTACGAGTTCTAACTTCGGCAGTCATGCTCGTCACAAATCCCTTGCTCATGCATACGACGCCATAGTCCATGCAGTTCCAGAATTGTAGATCCTCCAACCCCATATCGATTGTCGGAGTTTTCGGCGTTCGGAGAAACGCGCTAATTGGTAACTTATCATACATTGCCCCATATTGTGGGAGATAAGTCTCAAAATAAAAAGCACGCCCAGGTATCGATTTTGCCGATACCCAGACGCCCT